TCAGAATACCTTCGCAGTGGTTAGTGTTACATAGGACCCTTAAAAATTTTTAGTTTTTATTAGTAATACATAGTCAATCCTACGATATAAATCTATAAATTATTTTTCTTAAAAATATATTTTTATCAGATTGCTATTGTCAACAATATTTTACTACGATTAATAGATTGTATAAAGTAGAGCATTGATTTAAGAATAGGATTTTACGATATATCTCCAGGGCGATCAGCTCCAGGGCGATCAGCTCCAGGGCGATCAGCTCCAGGGCGATCAGCTCCAGGGCGATCAGCTCCAGGGCGATCAGCTCCAGGGCGATCAGCTCCAGGGCGATCAGCTCCAGGGCGATCAGCTCCAGGGCGATCAGCTCCAGGGCGATCAGCTCCAGGGCGATCAGCCGCCAGGGCGATCAGCCGCCAGGGCGATCAGCCGCCAGGGCGATCAGCCGCCAGGGCGATCAGCTCCAGGGCGATCAGCTCCAGGGCGATCAGCTCCAGGGCGATCAGCTCCAGGGGCGATCAGCTCCAGGGCGATCAGCTCCAGGGCGATCAGCCGCCAGGGCGATCAGCTCCAGGGCGATCAGCTCCAGGGCGATCAGCTCCAGGGCGATCAGCTCCAGGGCGATCAGCTCCAGGGCGATCAGCCGCCAGGGCGATCAGCCGCCAGGGCGATCAGCTCCAGGGCGATCAGCCGCCAGGGCGATCAGCCGCCAGGGCGATCAGCCGCCAGGGCGATCAGCCGCCAGGGCGATCAGCCGCCAGGGCATTAAAAGCCCCTATCACCGGGCCAGGCAATAGGGGCAAGCAATAAAAAGCCCGGTAGGGCCGGGGCAGTTTAGGGGCTTAGATCACCAGTAAGAGAGAGCCACCCCGTCGGGAAGATCCGTCGATATCCCTTGATCACGGCGGGGGGCGTCGGGGGCATTTAAGAAGAAAGGTGAGCCGGAACCCTGCCCCCCCCTTGATCGTTTCTGCCTCAGGATCACCGCCACCCCGCCCGGTTCCCGATAACGGTGATCATGGGCGTCACCGTCAACCGTAGCCAGTGTTAACGGCTGGCGATCCTGCGCCCTAAACGTGATCGCTTGCGGGATGCGCTGCCCCTTCTTTAATGCTACGGGCACCGCCACCCGGAACCCAGCACGGGCCGCGTCAATAACACGGCGGGCAGCGTCGGGGGCATCGGGGGCCATACTTGCGGTTACGTCCCAACCGGCTGCCCGCTGCGCTTCCAAACCTAGCGGCCCCCGTAGTGGCGCTTTGGAATAGTCGTAGAAGGTGGCTAGGTGCCCCGCGAGATCGGCGAGTGTGGCCCCGCCGTCGGGATCACGGGGGCCACCGGCAACGGGCACACTTAAGCCAAACCGTCGGGCAAGCTGCATAGATTCCGATGCAGTGATCGGCAGTCTGAGCCGGTGCCATCCCATAACGGGGCCCTCATCGGTGCCCCGTAACCTTACGGCCAGTCTCTCGCCCTCATCAGCTGCCCGGCGGTGATGCCAAGCTATCGCCCAAAGCACGGCCCGCCCATACGCTACGGGGTCGGCGATCATTGCCAAAGTGCGTCTAGCCCTTGCCTCGGCGGGCACTGTTCCAAGCCCACCCCTACCACTAAAAGCGAGACAATCACGGGAACATGCGGGAGTCTTCCACGGGCAACCGTTGTGCCTTAAGCCCGCCGTGATCATTCCGTTCCGGGCCGCAAGGGCCGCCACATCGGGCAGATAATTACGGGCAGCCACCGGGCCGCCGTTGTCAGAATCCAAAGCACGGGCCAAAGCGTCGGCGGGCAAGTGATGCAGAATCACGGCCCGGCCTTCCCCCTTTACCAGCTTGGGGTTTGAATCGGTCAACAGCCCCGACAGGGTTAAGTCATAACGGCCCAATAGAGTTGACACGTCACCGGGCAGCCCTAAGGGGGCATTCTTACGGGCAGTTGGTGCGGTTTGCATGATCATTGAATTAATAGAAGATTTTTAAAGAAGAATCAGGAACGGGGCCGCCACCCCGACGGGGTGAGCCGTTGCAACACGTCAACTCCCGCCCCGCCCTGACTGCCGGGGCCGTCGGGGTGATAGTCCCATGTGATCGCAGCTAATCGATCACCGGTCCCCCATAGGCGGGTAACAGTGCCCCGCGCTGAGGGCAGCCACCCCGACACGGCCCCCAATTGTCGACAATATTTGGATGAGTACCGAACTCGATCACCGGGCCGGATCATGATCGGGCTTCCCAAGCTGTGCGAGCAATGGCCACCCCGGCAGCGTCGGGGGTCTGCCCCAATTCATCAACCCACTTCTTAGCAAGATCGAGAGAATCAGCCGACAGAATCCAACCGGCGGCCCTTGCACAGGCCATAGCGTGAATCGGTGCGAAGCTATCGTTCAGCGTAAAAAGATCCCGCCACAAATGATCCCTGACCGTTACGGTCTCGAGGATCGGGTGGCCCTTTCGCCACCCCGCCACGATGGGCTCGGGTCTGCGCTGCCCGGTGGCCATGTCGGCAACAATACGGGCCGATCCGTAGGGGGCCGTGCGATGCCCCATCAACTGGCATGCATGCATCGCCAGAATGCCCCGCTCACCCTGTGCAAGGGCGGCCCCTTCGCCGGGGGCCAATTCTGCAGCGTAAGCGTAACGATCACCGCCGTCTAAGCATGCGGCGGGCAGGAGACGCCAGTTCAGGTCTGCCTTAACTAGCACGGCTTTGGCTGCAGAATCGGGGCCGTCATAGCTGGGGACGGTGGCGGTGATCGCCCTTTCGTTAGCGTTTCGCTTAATTGAACCGTGCCAAACTGCGCCCCGCTTATTAGTAGGCCCCCGATAGCTCACTATCACGCCAGCGCGAGAATGGCGGGGGTGCAAACCCGAGATAAACTCCCTAGCGTTAACGGTAGAGGGATCGTAAGGGTGACAAGTGTTTGACATTGTTTTAAAGAAAAAAATTAGGGTTAAGTGATTAGCTGCGCTTTGCAGCCGTGCCAATTGAACCGGCAGCAGCGCCGATCGCCACGGTGGCCAAAGAAGCCTGAATGAATTCACCTAAGCCCTTGCGGGATGCCTCGGAATCCATGGGAAGGATCGCAGCCGACACCAGAGCAAGGTGAATCAGAACGGCCCCGGTTGCAGCTGCGCCAAAGCCAAAGAAGCGAAGGGCGGAAGAGGTGTGAGCGTGCATGGATTCGGTTTCAATTTAATTTTCGATCGTTGCTTCGATCGCTCACCCTTTATAGGGGCATGCCCCCGCCACTGGCAAGCAAGCGTTAAGGACCGGTGGACGGTTTGCAGGGCGGCCCCGTTGCTAAGGACACGGCCCCCGGTGGCAACTTGCGGTGAGCATCACTAACCCACCGGGGCGGTGAGCATCACTAACCCACCGGGGCGGTGAGCATCACTAACCCACCGGGGCGGTGAACATCACTAACCCACCGGGGCGGTGAACATCACTAACCCACCGGGGCGGTGAACATCACTAACCCACCGGGGCGGTGAACATCACTAACCCACCGGGGCGGTGAACATCACTAACCCACCGGGGCGGTGAGCATCACTAACCCACCGGGGCGGTGAGCATCACTAACCCACCGGGGCGGTGAGCATCACTAACCCACCGGGGCGGTGAACATCACTAACCCACCGGGGCGGTGAACATCACTAACCCACCGGGGCGGTGAACATCACTAACCCACCGGGGCGGTGAACATCACTAACCCACCGGGGCGGTGAGCATCACTAACCCACCGGGGCGGTGAGCATCACTAACCCACCGGGGCGGTGAACATCACTAACCCACCGGGGCGGTGAACATCACTAACCCACCGGGGCGGTGAACATCACTAACCCACCGGGGCGGTGAGCATCACTAACCCACCGGGGCGGTGAACATCACTAACCCACCGGGGCGGTGAGCATCACTAACCCACCGGGGCGGTGAGCATCACTAACCCACCGGGGCGGTGAGCATCACTAACCCACCGGGGCGGTGAACATCACTAACCCACCGGGGCGGTGAACATCACTAACCCACCGGGGCGGTGAGCATCACTAACCCACCGGGGCGGTGAGCATCACTAACCCACCGGGGCGGTGAACATCACTAACTAAACAACACTATTAACAACAAACTCACAGAGTCGCTAACACCTACTTTTTGAGTTTGCTTAAACAATGCGTTTAGCAATGTTAAAAATAGTGATTGTTAAATCTAAAGCAAGGTATCGCTATTTGATGCTAACTCGCATCGAGTTAGGATTATGATATTTAGTGACCTTATTTGTCTATTAAGAAGTGTTCGCAAGAACGATTTTTTTGTTGGACTTGTGCGAATAGCTCAGGAAATATTTTTCTCGGTCAGGCAATTCATTAAAAAGCACACACATATTTGTGTGTGCATTTGTGTGTGAAAACATAAAGAAAACCGACCCCTTGCAAGTCCCATGCCCCCTAAAAACCGGGTGTGTGCAAGTCCCACGGTAAAAACCGGAGGCTTGCAGGTCACCTATCAAATAACCTTGTTGCGTTCAGCCCAGTCCCTGATTCTTTGAATTGTCATTGCATAAGATTTACTGGAACCGTCTTTACTGTCTTGAAAGATTCTGTAGTAAACTCGACCATCAAAATGCCTTTCACCATGAGTACAAATGCAAGTGTTTCTGGACTTGCACCATTCATTTCGAGAAACAGCTTCAGAAATTATCTCAATCTCTCTTTTTGGCTTTTGATGAGATTTTTTGACTTCCTTCTCAAGCCCAAGCTCAGAGACCATTCTGCGTACTTCACTTAAGCTGCAGGGATTTCCGTCAATGAAATACGAAGGACTGCCTAGCTGCGCAACACCACCGTTTAATCGGCCTCTCTTGCTTACCTCATGGCCAGCTGCTGACAGAGCATTAAGTGCTGCGTTTACGGGAATGAATTTAGTCATGGATTAAAAAAAAAAAGAAAAACGCCGACGAAACCCGCCGACAAATCAATCATACACCATTAAACGCATTTTGGCTAGCAGTCCTGTTTTGATGGAAGAAAAGAGATGTTACGAGCATCGCGAACGCGGACGGTCCTCTGGAGTTGAGGAAGCCGAACCGTGCAGCCGTCTAAATCGGAACGAATGACCTTGCCTTTAGCCCAGCCTGCACCCATGAAAATTCTTACGTCTTGATTCCGCTCAAATACAGGCAGAGGATGAGCAGGCATTTCGAGACGCTGCTGCTCGGTCTGTGCGCTCATTGCGGAGCAGGTGCTCCCATCGCTTCAGCTTCTAGCTGTTGGATCTCGGCAAATGCCTTAGCAGTTTTTTTTCGGATAGCAGCTCGCAGCTCATTGGCTTTCTTTTCAACGAGGTGCATACTGCTACAAAAACCGGTAAGGCAAATCGAATCTTCGCATACGCGAACGATCAAGCCAAGCCCGTCCTCAGTGTTAGCAATTTCAACTGTCATGCTTTTCCCCGTACATTTCCCACAAACCCGTGTAACAACCCCTGAACGGGTGATCAGGCTTATCCCTGCCGTCTAACTCGTACAAAACGTCGAGGTGAACACTCCTCATGTACTGCTCATGTGCTGCAGCAGCGGCTTCTGATTTGAATCCTGTCATGGCTTGACTCTAGCGAGTCCTCAGGCAATAACCCTTCGCCCGATACCAACCCACGGGGCAGGTATCAAAAGTCGGGTTTGGCAGCGTATCTCGAACCTCAACGGCCCCAGGCGAAACCACACAGTATCCACCGCTTCGCCAGTACCCCAGCGGACAGGTCTCACCGACTCGCTGGATAGGTGGCCCCGTGACCAGTGCTAGCAGGAAAAATAAGGGCATGTTCATGTAAAGCAATAGAAACAAAAAAAGTGACAATTAGAAAAGGAATAATGCGACCAAAGCAAGCCATAAGCAAAAGCCAGATACAAGAAAATTGATAGTGAGTGTCATTCGAGCAATCCAGCAACCACTTCACGGAGGTGACTAAAAGTTCCGCTGTTATGAACCACCGCATCAGGTAAAACATCCGCCAAAGCGCCTTCGCTCGAATGGTCTCCGTCGTAATGGACACCAGGCCGGTCCACAAGCCATAGCTCACCGCCCAGCCTGCGGATCATTTCCGCTTCGTTCGGAAAGCGCACATCATCAAAAACAACATTTCGCCCACTCTTCAACTGCTTAATCGCAGCCCATGAGGCGACCATGACCCAGAGGTCAGGGTGAATACAAGACCGGCCCCACTCAGTGCCCAGCGTTTGCATCATCTGGCGAGGGGAGACACCAAGCTCAACAATTTTGTCCTCCTTATTGTCCCTCAAGCAGGCAACGCCGTCGTACCCAATAGACGAAAGAATTTGGGCCGAGAACTTTCGCAGCGGATCAGCAAAAGACAACCTTTTGTAACCTCCGCACATCCACGCAACAGTGGTCTTCCCAGAGCCGGGAGCATGGCTATACAGTCCGATTAATCGAGTCATTGCTTTTTGCTGTTAGTTGTTTTTTAGTCTTGTGAAACCAAGTTCCAAACGTGTAGCCGGAAACGTAAGTAATTACAGCCATGCAGCTGATCGTTCCAACGATTTCACGAATCACTGGCGAGTTGCTGTCGCTTGTAACCCATTGAGCGCAGACTTTGAATTTTGTCCTTAGCGTCGGAGGCGCTGATGTACCTGCCGGGAGTGAGGGCGACGCGACCTTGCCCTGAGATTTCAAACCAGCTTCCTCCGTGGTTTTCGATGAAAATTGCGAAGTCATGGGACTTTTTGAGGTGAACTGTTTGCATGTTTTTTAGTTTGGTTTCTCCCCATCGGGAGCATGAAATAAGCGTTCCAGCATCAAACTGTCTGGGTCCGCATAGCGCTCATCACTAGGAGTGTTGGCCTGTATGAACGCCATAGCGGCAGGATCGTCTTTTGAGCCAGCCATGATCACCTGATCCAGGTCTCGGTCCTTGAAGGCAAGTAGAGAGATGTTTCTGGATCTAACAAGTATCCCGATAGCGAATCGCTCCCAGAACCGGGTGCACCAGTGCATAGTCAAGCCCATCACTTCATAGCGAAAGCATAATTGGGAGCCTTGCTGTTACAGCCCAGAGCTTGCTGCGCTGCGTGGTCAGCAATCCTGATGACGATGCCGTCAGTAGGAAGCTCTGAGCGGCCAAAGCATCCAGCTTTCCACTGGCGATGACAAGCGATCACGTCAGCGACAGTAGTACAGCAAACAGCTGACACGGTGTCGAATCCAAGAGTCGCTAAACGCTCAAGCGTCAAGAACTCATCGCCATCAGCATCAACAAGGGTGTAGGCGATAAAGCCCAGTCCGTCGCCAGTGTGATTCGGCCTTACGCAAAGGCTTGAGCAGGAACGCTTTGCTTGCCAGTCACCGAGTCGTACAACTCGCCGCGAACCTCAATGGAGAGACGCTGTGAGAGCTTTTTTGGAGCAACACGAGCAACCAAAGCAGTAGCGTCAGCACCAGATCGCGTCCAGGCGGCCTCTAAGCGGCCTGAAACGTAGCGAATGGCAATTGCACACCCATCAACCTTTTCCGACACGCACAGAGGCTCCTGTGCGCCGCTCATGGAGAGCCAGTGGGCTAGCTCCTCTCTGTCGCCATTGTTTAGGCTCAAAAGATGAGACCCGCCCCCGGGGAGCATTAGCTCAGGAGCGAACGGCGCAACCGCTCTGAGGTCAGCGGCAAGTTGGTCAAAGTCTTGGTCACTCATGAGCGCATTGCCAGACCTGTAGGCGTCATCAGCTTGTTTGACCTGTTTTCTTAGCGAAGCAATGGAAGGCATCTAAAACGCATTTTTGTTTGCAACGGCAATATAGCTCTTAAGCGCAGCGTGTCAACAACCTGCTGACAAATTCTTGGCGGCTTCTTTGGCTAACCAGTTAGCTCCACTCTTTGTGGTGCAGTACAAGCGGCTCAAAGTATCGACCACGACCAGCAGCTCTTCGCGGCTCATCCCCTGTGACTGCCTCCTGAGCCGCTCCATAAAAAACTCGCTCTGCTGGCACGGCTCGATCACTTCAAGGCTTCCTCAATGAACTGGGGGAGTATGCGCTCCAGTATGGGCAAAGATTCACGCTCTGCAAATTCCTCGAAGGACCACCGAGACGAAACCGATGGCATCTTGTCCAGATAACTAAAAAGCTGTTGCAGCTCGCCACGGCCTTGCGCTCTGTAAATACCTGGATTCAAGTTTCGACCGGAAGTGCTTGATTTTCTTGCATCAGGTACAGAGAAAAACCTGTAGCCAGCGAACTTGCTTCCCCGGCTTCCCCTTGCTGAGTCCCCTTCGAGCCTCGTCAAAATGGTTTTGTAATACCCCGCATTGATTCGCTTATTGCTCACTTGCCCTTCAAAACCCTTGCTTAGTATCAGCGGCGCTGCGTATTGGAACTGTGATGGCATTATTCCCTTGAGGCTCAAGGCTCGGGAAAAGCGTGTCTTGTAAATCTGTCCGCCAGTCTCCCCAGGGGATAGGTAGCGGGCAGGATCTTGGCCCTTTGGCGCAGGACGGTCAAGGCTGATCTTGACTTTCGCCTCGCCAGTGTTGTGCTTGTAAAGAAGCCCACCAACAACTCCTCCCCCACCAGTCGTAAATGGCACGGGGCTGCCTTCGCGCAGATTGAAGGCCCTCCTAGCAAAAGCAGGCCACGCCGAGTTCTTTAGCTCCCAGCCGAGTTGGTTAGCTGCTCTTGATGCAGCGAATGGAAGCTGGGTGAGCCTGATGGCATCCAGCTTGCCGGTTATTTCTTCAGCGTCGAAGGTGATTGGCATGAGATAAGGCTAGCTGGAAGGCTTTTTTTAGGCACCGTATCGCCGAGATCCCTTGCGCCGCAGTGAACGTATACAAACGTATCGGGGGGTGATACGGGCAAACCCCCTGGTATGACTGGGATGTATCAATAATAATAAATGTATCAATAAATATATATTATATATATTACTCTCTCTTACTTACACACACATACTTACTCGTGGGCACAAAAAAGCGATACATCGATACAACCCTTGCGCCGCAGTGGATGTCGGCGTATCGGTCGTGTATCGATGTATCGCTAAAGTGATACAGGTTGGTATGACTGGGGTTTGGGCTAATCCGTGTCGATAATTGCCGTCAGTGGAATCACTGTAGCCCTAGATGACTTACTTCCGCAGAATCTCACCATTCCTGTGGAGCCTGAAGCCCCGAAAACCCGCTTCAGTGCTTGCTTGTGAGCCCCTCCAGACCATGCTGTCTCATTCAAAAGCCGTTCTAAATTCGTATTTGAATTAGCAATCATCATCGAACCGGACATAAGTCTGATTCCATATCTGCCAAGAACTTTTTCCGCAGTTTCATCAGAACCTTCAATAGTTCCCATTTTGGGACCGCAAAGACTCTCGACAAGATTCATGATCGTGAACCTTCTGCCGCCCTCCACGGCGATCATTGACTCAAGGATCCGCGCAAGGCATTGATCCTCATCAGCGTCACGTTCATCGCGCCGCTGTGATGTCCAGTCGATGCCAGCGCAAAACTCAGCAGCCTCTACATCAGACAGCTCACGATCACTGCCTGGGAGCAGGCTGAATGCACCTGCCGAGCAGGGTGCCGTGTTGATCACCAAAACGCTGACCGTGCTCGATCAGCTAGGGCCGCTGCAAACTTCCGCGCATTGGCCCTAATAGTCGGCACCCGTGCCAGTGTTCGTGCCACCAGGCTGCGACCTGTTTCGGGAGTACAGAGCTTGGCGATCTGTGCCTCAAGCGGGAGCCAGTCCCCCTCGCCCTTCTGCAAGGTAAGGACACAGAAGCGATCACGATCAGCGCCTTGCACTAAGGAAGCATTGATTGATGAAACACAGAACATGGAGCGGATTTCGTATTGATTAGCGGCACCACCACCAGCAGAGCCCTTAATGATTTTGCCGCCTTCCGATGATGCGATCCTTGCCATTGCTAGAACGTTGTCGCGATTTTGTTTTTCGCGGGAGTCGTTCTGCTCAAATTCATCGAACAGTACAGGGATTGCATCAGACCGGAGAGCAGCGCGAAGGCCAGGTTCAGTGGTTCCACCTGTGGCTGATTGATAAATGCCGCCTAGCAAAGGCTTAAGGAAACGACTGAGGATTGTTGTCTTACCCGTGCCCTTACCTCCGGTGACCCAGATATGTGAGCGCCACTCAAGTGCGCCACAGATAGGAGCAAGAGCAACCCAGCCAGCAAGCAGGAACGCATAGGAAGGTGATTCCCAAGAGAAAGACTTTGCAAGTCTAAAAAGCTGAACCGAAACATCGTCTTCTAACGGGATTTCACTAGGCCCATCAAGGGGTTTGGCGTGTTCGTAAAAGTAGTAACTCGATATTCCGTCTGATACTTTTTGCTCGCGATTATCAACTATCATTCTCATGCCAAGGTGAAAGATAACGCGATTAGCATCTACCCAAGCACCACGGCCTCTAATACGATCAGGATCAAATACACCTTTTTTGTGTGATTCTTGCATTAGCCATTCGGTAGCAAGATCCCAGTCAAGCTTGTCGTTGACTGTGAAGTTGCGCTGCCAGAACTCTAAGGAGCTTGTTAGCGAAATTAGGTGCAGTTTAGTATGTGACGATATTGTCAGTTCAATTGCTTGTGAACTTGCTCTAGGCATGTAGTAATGCTTGCCATGTTCATAACCAAGAAACTGAAAAGGTATGACTGCATGATGTTCTTCTGGTGCTTCGTTTGGCTCTTCGGTATCAACATTTTGGGGTAATTCCCAGCCGTTTGCTATTGCGGTGTTGATCAGCCTGCTGATTGACGCCCTGATTGGTGCATCACCGATTGAAAGGATCTTTTTGGCTGGCTCCCATGTGCCGGGTGATTGCCAGTCAGCTTCCAGAACGATGTCCTGTGCAAGTGACTGTCCGAAATGGTGAGTTAGAGCAGCGAGGCAGGCGAAGCAGGTTGGATAGGTGCCTTGGCCTGCTTCAGTGCGGAGTGGGATGTAATCACGGAGGATTTCAACAGCAAGTGTGCGCTGCTCTGCGGGTGGGAGTTTAGAAAACCAGTGATGAGACGGTTCTGCTGGGCGGGTGCCACGTTGAAGAATCGTTGGAGCAGCAGCACCGATCTCGTCTGGGGTGAATGTTTCAGTTCTGGTCGAGGCGATAACCGTGCGTTCGCCAGTACTGGGGTGGATACCACCGGGCAGGCGCATGACGCGAGATGCGTTAGAGATCGCCTTGTCTGGCTTGGAGTCAGGCGCAACAATCTCGATTGCCGTGGCGATCCGGCGCTGCAAGTCCGAGAAATCTTGGATGTCCGGCTCTTGGCCTGGGGTGAACAGCCAGTAATGGTGGAGGGATTTGCCACCAGTCCAGACCGAGACCGTTGGTTCCGGGAGGCCAGCCATTGCGGGCAGTGCCGCTTGAGCTTCGCGGTCGAGATTGCCGTCGCACTCTGCAAAGCAGGCGATTGCGTGCTCGATGTGGGCATTGGATGCGCCCCAAGCTTTAATCTCACCAGCCCGGTTGATGTGCTCTGGCTTGGTGCCCCATACGGCAGGCTGGTCTGAGGGTGGGTTTACTACAAAGCCAAGACTGCTGCCTGAGTTACGAGCGAGGATGCGTTCGATTTTGTTTCGCGGCAGGTCCTCTGCGTCCGCCTTGATGTGGATGCAAGGCCGCGACGGATCTGAGGGGTAAACAGCAACAACTATGGGGCCGGTGCTGCGACCGATGGCTTCAAGGAAGTCATCGGTGATTGACCAGTCGATAAGAACAGAGTTAGGCATCTAATTTTGTTGTAGGGACTGAGAGTACACGAAAGCTGCGAGGTTGGCGTGTATATACGTGTACACAACATTGGGGTCATAATTCTTTGTGCGCACACTCCGATGGCGGGTATATACCGCAAATTCGACAACACAGGCGTTTTGCTGTTATGGTTCTTGCAGCATGAAAAAACCCCGACGCCAATCGGGGTCATGCAATGGCTAAATGGTTTGCCTATCCGCTTTCCATTTTAGCTCAGTCCTTTCGTTTACTGAGTTCAAATGAACGCCAGCACTTCAACCAACTACGACCCCTGCTTGATCCCGTCTCTCGCTCCTGTGATCAAAAAAGCCACTGAGGCTTTAAACAGTTCAAAGGCAGGCTCCTCTGAGCTAAAGAAAAACATCCAAAGAGTTGTTTCTTCGACTCAAAGCTTAGAAAGCGAGTTTCAAGTTCAAAAACCGGACGGTGGTTCTGCTCTACGTTGTTTTACTTTCGCCGAACTAGCTGAAAGTTCAAAGCACGAAGTAACAGCTCAAGCCGTTGACCCTTCAGCGGTTAATGACATCTTGTTTGGGCGGTACGGGCTAATCCGCAAGTCAGGAGGCGGTAGAGAGAAAAGGCTGATGGAAGATATTGAAGTCGCTTACATTCACGACTTACAAGCAGGATCAGTTATTGGCCCAATCATTACGTCAGGCCGTCACCGCACATTAGCGTTGCAAATAATGTTAAAAGCAGCTGGCTTTAATGGTTATCAAAGCGTAAAGGTACGTTGCTCGGTTATTAATTGCTCTCTTCAACAAGAGGTACAGGCTCGAATTATTTCAGCCAATACTGGCTCTAGGGATTTTTCTCGCGCAGAGATTCGTGAAAGGGTTGGTTCTACGAGTGGAGTTGAACTATTTAGCTGCGAAAGCATTCAAGATTCAATCTTGCACGCAGGGAACGCTAAAGACTTTAAGGCAGCCTTCTCTTGCTATGTAAAACTTTTAGCAGCAGATCTTGACTTGAATCATTTTACCCCCGCGCAGTATTCCGACGCAGGTAATAGTCTCTGGAATCAGCTTGAGAGAGCAAGGCCAGAAGGAGGCACTTTTCTCAAATGGATCAAGGCAGACAAGCCTGGAAGGTTTGAAAAAGTAATGTCATCCGTCAAGGCAGCTCTTCCGCTGGCAGTTGTTACTGCACAGCATGACCCTCAAAACGGATCAAAAGCGGGAAAAGTCGCTAGAGCGTTGTCACCCACAGTGATTGAGCGATGCTTCTGACTTCATTCCTAAATTGAACTTTATCACCCCGCTTTTAAGCGGGTTTTTTATTCCATGAACAGCGAAGAGCCTAAATGCGGAGACGACTGCAAGCTCGTTGAAATGTTGGCAAGTAGAACATCAATAGAACAAGTAATGGAAAACGCTATTGCTGCAGTGCAGACAGGCAAAATGTCAGAATATGCTGCTGCTAAACTTTTCAAAGTAAATAGGCAGACGCTTAGAAACCGACTAAGCAAAAACGGTGTCCATGCTAAAGTTAGCATAGACACCGTTCCGTCAGAAAGCGCACCAGCTAAACCTAAAAAAGCTGATCAAGCTGAACGTGATCATTGGTGGGCGGACTATCAGGCCGGAATGGGTATTAAAACTATTGCTAGTAAATACGGGCGTGGCAACAAGACTATTGCAAAAGAGATAAACAGCAGAAATAGCAATGAGAGCGAGTTTGAGGCCACACAGGGGCCACCTGTTAATGATCAACCTGTTACGCCAACAGGCGAACTCAACGATCACATGAAAGCTCTTGTAAAGCGTGAAAGCAAAAGCAGCAAAGATCGGCTGAAGATTGTAGCGGCATTGAAAGAAATCCAAATTCCGTTAGAGAAAACAATGAGAGCAGCGTCAAAGGAGTTTCGCTTCGGGCGAGGTATTGTTTATCAAGACGTAATGGCAGCTGAAAGACAGTTGGCCAAGGATGGCAATCCTAGTATCAGGGAGACATTGGAAGAAGTTGCTCGCGAAGCGGAGTCGGTCAGAAAGTTTGCCACTGAATCGCTGCGCCTGTTGCAACTTGATAGGGACGAGGCATGACCCTCCGCCCCCGCCAAGTTCAGGCGATAAATGACATCAGGATTGCGTATCGGTCTGGGTATCGGGCTCCGATTCTGTGTGCTGCTACTGGCTTCGGCAAAACTCATACCAGTGCAGCGATTATCCAGTCTGCGCTCGATAAGGGCAAGACTGTCTGGTTCCTTGCTCATCTGAGGGAGATTTTGGATGACACGGCTAACCGGCTGCGTTCGGTGAAGATCCCTTTTGGTGAGATTGCTGCTGGCAAGCCAATGGAGTATCACCGCCGGGTTCAGGTCGTGAGCGTTCAAACTGCTGCGAGGCGTGATGGGTTCCCGCCACCTGACCTTGTGATTGTGGATGAGTGCCATCTGGCCGTGGCCACGACCTATCTCAAGGTGATGGGCAAGATTGGCAACCCACCGCTGCTGGGGCTGACCGGCACTCCATGCAGATTGGACGGCAAGGGATTGGGCGAGATCTTTGATGAGATCGTGCCGACATGCAGCACTAACGCATTAATCCAAGAGGGGCTTTTGGCCCCGATCAAGTATTTCGCGCCACATCGACCGGACCTGACCGGGCTAAGGATGCAGGCCTGGTGACTACAGGCAGTCGGACATCGATGGTGAGATGGACCGTTCGACCATCACGGGTGATGTGATCAAGCATTACCAGAAGCATTGTGACGGCAAGAGAGCAGTGGCATTCTGCACTTCGATCAGCCATGCCGAGCATGTTGCTGCTGAGTTCCAGGCTCAGGGCTACAAGGCCTGTTGCAATTTCAGGCAAGAGCAAGCGATCAGAGAGAGTCGCGGCGCTGACTGGCCTTAGGGACGGCAGCTTGCAGGTTGTTTGCAATGCCCAGCTGTGGGTGGCTGGTGTCGATGTGCCGCAGATCGAGTGCATTATTTTGCTACGGCCAACTAAGAGCTTGACTTTCTATCTGCAATCGATTGGTCGCGGCCTGCGAACGTCGCCGGACAGTGGCAAGCAGCATTTAACCGTGCTGGATCATGCCGGTTCGATTTTCGAGCACGGTCCCCCGGACATGGAACGGCAATGGAGCCTGGAGGGACGGAAGAGGCGAGGCGAGCAGGCACCTCCCGTCAGGCAGTGTCCTGCTTGTTTCTGTGCTCATGTTCCAGCGCCGGTTTGCCCTGAATGCGGCTATCGGTATCCGGCTCCGAATCGTGGTGGCCCAGCCGAGGTTGATGGTGAATTGGGTGAGATTGATTCAAGACAGGCGGCTGCCTTGGAGAGACTGCAAAAGCAAAAAGCCCATATTGCTAAACGTGCGGAGCAGGGTAGAGCTAAAACGCTGGAGCAATTGATTGAACTAGGCAAAAGTCGAGGTTACAAATACCCAGTACCATGGGCGAAGAAAATAATGGCATCGCGCCATTTCTGATTTGAGCGAAAGCAAAATCCAGCAAGAGATCAGACTGGCGTGTAGTCGCGGCCCAGTGAGGCTTTGGAGGAATAACAGCGGGAGCTTGCCAGATCCAAGGACTGGCAGGTATGTGCAATTTGGTGTGGGGAGCCCTGGTGGTAGTGACCTGATTGGCTACCGGAAGGTGACGATTACGCCAGAGATGGTTGGAAAGGAGGTGCCGGTCTTCGCAGCTGTGGAGGTCAAAACTGCCAAGGGGCGGGCGACTGAACAGCAGAAGGCATTCATCGAGCACATCCGAAACGCAGGCGGAATCGCAGGAATTGCGAGATCGGTTGACGAAGCCCAATCCATACTGCTAGACTAGCGGAGCCCACATCAACAAATCTATGTTTGCACTCATTAAAACAAATGGCGCAACGCATATCGCTATCCATATTCCTAGCGACGACAGCTGCTCCGATTCGCTGAAGCAGTTGGCGCTAATGCTGGAAAAAAATGCGATTTTTTACGAGGACTCATGGACTCGGCCTGGGGTAGTCGAGCCTGAAATGACTGTCTTGTTGGCTGACAAGGTTAAGTTAGAGGGTCGCACAGGTGACCCTGAGTATATTGTCGTCCCGCCTAATAGTGCCGTTCTTGACAAGTCGTTTGAAATTTGCACTCCCGAAGTCTTGGTTTCTTTTGCCAGGCAAAAGGAAAAGTTTGAAGAAAGCATCAAGCGTCTTCGCAATGAAATAGAGACGCAACGTTTCAAGATCAAAAGTCTTGAAAGGCAATGTGACGATACGGTTGAAGACCTTTCAGAGCCGGAGTGCAACTAGTGATCACTAAGAATTTTCACCAACTACAAGCTGAAGTTGCAGCTCACGTCATAGCTGATCGCGTCATGCAAGGTAGCTACAGGACCTGCTTCATTGGATGTCTGGCTAACGGGGTGGATAACCCCGCATATATCGAGCGGGAATACGGGATCCCACGAATGGTCAGCCGTGTAGCGGAGTCGATCTTCGAGGGACTGCCTCCGAGCGAAGCGCCTAGTCTCTTCGCTGCGCTGCCTGCTGCGATTGGATGCAACAGCAAAAATTTGACGCTAGTAGGATGGCAATTCCTCGCCGCAGAGTTGCGTTCACTGCCGCCGGTTCCCGCTGACGTTCAAGCGGCGATCGACCCTGTTATCGCGGGGATGGACTTGTTGTCGGAGGGTAAGGAATGGCCTACCCAGGCTGTTGAGGCTGCCGACGCTGCTGTCTGGGATATTAGAGATACCGACGCTGCCGACGCTGTCGGTGCTGTCAGGGCTGCTATTGACGCTGCTGTTGACGCTGCCAGTGCTGCCAGGGATGCCAGGGATGCCAAGGCTGCCGACGCCAAGGCTGCCGACGCCAAGGCTGCCGACGCCAGTGCTGCTTGGGCTGCTGCCAGTGCTGCTGGCATGGTTGCTTGGGCTGCACGCTTCGCTGACGCCCTTAACCCCAAAATAGCCGCTCGCCGCAGACAGCGGGACACTCTGCTCAGGCTGATCAAGGAAGCCCCCATCACCACCACACAGGAGGACTCATGATGACTGATTCTGTCAACTTTCCCGCGCACTACCAAAGCGCAAACGGCGTCGAATGTATTGAGGCAATCAATCAACTCTACCCGCTTTCTATCAAGAGCAACTCATGACTCACCCACTAACTGAAGAGATCATCGAAAAGATTGCTGCAAATATACGTCACTACGACTATTCTGTTCCAATCATATTTAAATGCGACATGCGAGCCGCTGCTGATTGGCAGTTGGATCAGGATCAAAAAAAGCTTGAGGATTTCTTAGAAGATTTCGTATGCCGTGGTCACGGTGCTGAGGCTAATAATGAAGTTAGAGCTTTTGTCAATAACTTCAAAAGCTACATGCGCCCACAGGAGAACAATTGATGCTTTATTTCTGCGTGGCTTGCGAGTCCCCCGGTCAAGAACGGCAGTATGTTGAGGTATTGGCTCGATCTGAGAAACAGGCAATACATAAGGCTTCCCGGATCCATCGCAACTGCCAAAATTATCGGCTACTGATTCCTGAATCAGTTGTCAAATTTCAGGAGCGCAGCTTTTGATCTGCCCGAATTGCGGCGCTTCCGGGAGGGGAACTAAAAAGGTTCTCTCGACCCGGCAATCTCATCGCGGCACTGTTACCCGTCAAATCAAATGCAGATCGTGCAATTATTTGTATTTCACTTCTGAGTTTGTCATTGATCGCAATTTGGCCAAGTGTCGTGGCGGTCATTATCACGCCAGCTCGAAGATGATTGATGCAGTGTTGGCAACGCTCAGGGATTATGGATTGGAGCAAAATGATGCGTGATGCTGGTATCGAAGAATCTCCTGGGAGGGTAGAAGCTTCCAAGATGAGGCGGTTTGAAGCAACCTTTCGCGAAAAAAGCGGATTGGAGCACGTTGAGGTTATTGACGCAATGAGCTATCACGGGGCGTTGAAGAAGCTCAAAGGCAGGTCCAAGACGCTGTTCTCTCTTTGCCTTATCAATGACTAACGCTGAGGCCGAACTTCTGATTGCAGAATCAGACAAACGATTACTTGAAATTTATCACTGGAGACTGAACCCCCATGAGTATGAAGCTTTTGATCATCGATACGGAAACGACTGGCTTGACTCCAGCCGACAGCACGGTGATTGAGCTGGGAGCTGTGCTGTTTGACGTTGATTTGCGATCAGTCATTTGTCAGATTTCGTTTTTGCTGCCTTCGTTGACAAACGAGGCTGAGTTTGTGAATCGCATTCAGCCTGCTTTGACGATGAAAGCGCCGGACCTGACAGGCCCGATGGCAGCATCATTTTGGGCCATGGTGTCTGAGGCTGATTACGCGGTGGCTCACAATGCGGTGTTTGACCGGCAGTGGTTTGGGGGGCAGGGCTCACTGCCATCGATGCCATTGCAGTGGATCTGCTCAATGGACGATATTCAGTGGCCACTGAACAGCAAGAAGGGTCGCAGCTCTGTGGTGTCCCTTTGTATCGATTACGGGGTGCCGGTCTGGCAAGCCCACCGTGCGCTGACCGACTGCATCTACCTGGCCGAGGTGATGAAGCGGGAGCCGCAACTTGAGCAGCTGATTGAGGACGCCCTGCTGCCCCGGCACGTCTACGTCAGCAATCTGGGGTACGACCAGCGCCAACGCTGTAAAGACGCGGGATTCACCTGGAATAACCTCGTACCAAAGATGTGGGCGAAGAAGATGACAGAGCATGAAGCTGCTGCGTTGGGCTTTTCCGTTTCCATTGCCGAGTAGTCGAAATAGTGGTATTATTTGTCTTGCAAACATCGTTGCGTTTTTGAATGACAAGAGAAGCTGTACCTGTAGCGGTCAAGGTGCGAGCCTTGGCTGCTTCCGCTGAAGACGGCACTTGGTGCGTGATCGGCTACCCCGGCGGCACTGATGAAGATCTGATTGAAGATGCACGTCTACTGGTTGGTGATGGCGAAATGCGCCATTACTGGATTGAAATGGAACTTGAATTACCAAACCAATGAATTATCACGATCATCCCGCCTTATCAGCTAGCAAGCTTAAGAAATACGCTTGCGGCACCGCAGCCGATTTTTGGGCTGCTTACGAAGATCCAGACCGTATACCGATGGTGCCTTCTGACGCAATGCGCCAGGGCTCATTGGTTGACTGTTTGATCACAGAGCCCGAAAAGTTCAGTCGTAAATATGTAGTCGTTCCCAAGGTGGACCGACGCTCAAGGGCAGGCAAGGAAATCTGGGCAGAGGCTCAAGAACTTGCCCGCTCCAAGTGTGCAGATCTGATCACTGAGGAATGGCACCACACTGCCCAGCTGATTGTCAGCAAACTAAAGAATGATCCGATTGCTTCTGAGTTTCTGCAAGGCTCAGGGCAGGTGCCTCACTTTTGGCACGATGCAGAAAACGATGTTGAGTGCCGCTATCTGCCTGATCTGGAGCAACCAGAAGACGGTTTGCTTGTGGACCTAAAGAAAGCCCGGAGTGCTAACCCACGCGATTTTGCTAGGCAGTCGTTTGCACTTGGGTACGATCTCCAAGCAAGTCACTATGCTGAGGGGTTCCGAGACCGCCACGGTGCTTATCCAAAGCAAATTGTGCTGCTGGCTTACGAGTGGGCTTATCCGTTCAACTATTCGGTGAACATCATTAGCGATGAGCTACTAGAGGTTGGTCGTCAGCGTCGTAACGATGCCATCGCAGGCATCAAAGCTTGCCGTGGCACTAATGAATGGCCATCGTGGGGCATTAATACGATGGAAGCTCCACGCTGGTTCCAAGTTGATGATCCAGCGAATGACACTGACGTTTCTGATCTGCTGGAGGGAATCTGATGGAATTTGTAGGTGACTTAATGAATGAGCCTTGGCTAAAGGCATTCATGTTCCCTGCTTCTGGCCGCATGACGCTGACTGTAAAGGGTGTTCGCACAGCCGAAGTGGCCTTCGACGATCAGGAGCCCAAGCTGCAGACGATCATGTCGTTTCAGGAAATCAACCCTGAACTGACATTGGCCAAAATCAATGCCATTCCATTGATCAAGCTTTTTGGTAACGATGTGGCTTTGTGGCCTGGGAAGCGCGTCACTTTTTACGCGACCAATCAGGTCATGCCTCACCCGCTTCGCAAAAATGAACCCTGCATTCGCATCTATGGGAGCCCTGAGATTGACGCAGAAATCAGCTGTGCCTGGGTACCGCCCAAGCGCCGCAAAATTGTGCAGAAGCTGCACCCTACAGGTGTATTCAAGCCTGCAATGAAAAAGATCGAAGAGGCTGACCCGTCACAGCTTGATTCGATTCGCCAGCGCATTCTTGAACTCAGAGCTTCCAACGACCTTTCAGAGGAAGAATGCAGTCAGCTTATTGCTAAAATCGCAAGCTTGAGTTAAAGTGTTTTTCGCAAGCCAAGACCTTTATGTCTTCTATTAAAGTTCTCAGTGCTGCTGATATTCCAGCACGCACAAGCCGACACAGTAAAACCACTCCATTGCGGGAGCAAATTGCTGCTTTAACGCCTGAGACCAGTCTTTTCGTTCTTTATTACTGCAAGGAGCTTGACGAAGGCTACAAAGCAAGCACCATTGCTCAGATTGCTGGTCGCATGACCAAGGAGTCTGACAACTACAGGTATTCAGTTCAGTCCGATGCAGCCAAAAACGGCTGCTACATCATCTGTAAAGCAAAATCATGACCGATTCATTTTCAGTAAACGGTGCCTTGTTCCCTCAGACCGCTGAGGACATTAAAGCTCGGTTGAAAGACAAGTTCAACCCTCAAACCCAGTATCCAAGCTGTGAGGGCGTCGTGAACATTTCTGCCTCTCAGGCTTACCAGCTAGCTGAGTACATCATGCAAGGCAAGCCTATTGGTGAGCGCAATGAAATTCCTCTTGCCATCAGCGGTTGGAAGAGGCAATCAGCAAGCGGCAAGAATTACATCAGCCTAAGCTTCAAGCCTCACTACAAATACGAGAAAAACGCTGAAGGCGCTGTCAACGACGCTGCACAGTCTGTGGCCAAGGCCACTGACGGCAACGTTGTAGACGACTTCTTCTAAACCCTTATCGGGGCAGTATTTCTGCCCCTTATTTTAAAATGGCAATTTACAACAGCAACTCACTCGCAAGACCAGTCTTAACTACCGAGCTTCCTTTCCTAGAAACAAGCGAATTAAACAAGTTCTACGAAGAGCTTATTGGTTGCATCGATGACATCCGTACTCAACTCGACGAAGTGTCAACTTTCGAGAAGAAGTACGGGCACGCCCCGGATAGTGAATGGGAGTACCGGGCAAAGAAAAAACTAAGAATCTCAATGCAGTTTGCGACTAAGATTGAGAGTATTAAAAAGCCTTTGCCCAAAGGTTACGACCAGCGGTATCAGGATCACTTTCTACGCATTCTTCTGGAAGAACTTGGCCCTACGGCACTCAAAAAGATCCAAAACGAAGCTTCAACAATCGCTCGATCAGAATCCAATGAATGAAAAGCAACTTGAAGTCAGTATCGAGTCAGTCAAAGGTCTTTTGATTGACGGCTACAACAACTATGAGAAAAGTCTTCAACGCCGCCAAGGCGATTCCCGTTACTGGGACGGCTACATTCGCGGGATTCAACATGTACTGGAGATGCATGACCAATGAAAATTAAATTTGGCGTTTACACTCGCTTGCAGTTTGCGCTGCTAGCCATTGTTAGCCCTCAACGTCTTGTGCAAGCTATAACAGCTGGCTTCCTGTCAGCTGTAGATTCAATGGAAGACGAAGAACTGAAAAAATTATTACAGGAGATGAACGATGCAAATTGAACCTTATTTCCAGATTGGCGTTTTAAGTCAGACCAAGGATCCTGCAACACTTTGCTGGCAGGCGATGCATCAGGACTACAGCGAGGGCTGGGTCTTCCATGACGAACCACTGAGCGAGCCAGACGCTGGTGATCGAATCGTAAAGCACCTGCTTTTGGGAGGTCGCGGCCATTACGGCCCACTGGAACACGCCAGTATCACATTTGCTGTTGGCTATTTCCCTCACTCGGTAATCCAACAAGCTCGGACTCACAGGGTGGGCACCAGCTGGGACGTTCAGTCCATGCGCTATACCGGCCAGCGAATCGCTGCTGTGGCTGAGGGCGTTGTCGATGTCGAGGAAGCTTTTTACCTGCGGCCTGTTGGTGATTACATCAACAGGCAGGGCAAGCGATATACATACGACGAGCGACTACGGGCCAAGGATCTGCAGCACTGCGAGGATTCAGCCCGGCGTTATAAGGAAGCTCTTGATGCTGGCATATCAGAGGAGCAGGCTAGAGGAGTGCTGCCGTTTGATTACCGACAGCATTTTGTCGTAACGTTCAACCTGCGCAGCCTTATGCACTTCCTCGACCTGCGGGGCAAGGCAGATGCGCAGATAGAAATTCATCAGATGTGCCAGTTGATGATGCCGCATTTCGCAGAGTGGATCCCACCAGTTCACGACTGGTACACAAAAAATCGCTGGGGCAAAGCTCGTTTAGCGCCATGACAAAAGCATCACGCCGCACACCGTTCAAGTTCTCCGTTGGTGATCGAGTTGCGGAAAAACCTCGCATTCATCTTGGCATTGCTGTTAAGCCAGAGAATCAGCGTCGATATTCGTCGAGGATTGGCACGGTAACAGAGCTTAGGACCAAGACAAGAAAAGACGGCCATCAGCGCAAGTATCTCGCCGTTCGCTGGGATGGCTTCAACTCATCATCCGAGCACGACCAAATGAGACTATGCGCTGCTTCAGAGCTTCAGTCCTTAGAGCAAGACGTGATCTTAAATCACGACTGAATTAAGAGGGGATGCCACCGGCTCTCGCGCCTGCATGGCTTAGTTGATGCGCTCCCCATGCGCATCGGGACAAGATGACTCCTCGGAATCAAGTTGAACAAGGACTCTAGCACTCACTATGGACGCTTCAGGCACAGGCGTAAAACTAATCGCATATGGGGTTGATTCATACTTCACCCCTTGGTATTTTGACGGAAAAGTTGTTTATTGGGGCAATCCAGAGCAAACTGAGTCAGACGCACGTGCGTCAGCGCAAGAGTTAAAAGCCTCATTTCTTGATCGTCTCAAATGACAAGTCATCGCTCTCACTCTGGCAAATTAAATATTTCCGACAAAACCGGAGAATGGCTTGCAACCATTACCACTGAATACGACACTTTTGAGATAGCTTTAAATGCAACAGATGTCGAAAGCGCAATATTGCAGGGCGAGCAACTTTATGCTGATTTGCGTGCAGTCGCTAATCCGAAACCATATTGCTGGCAGTGCCTGCACTGGAGGTTAGTACAATCAGAATGCAGCCTTGGTTTTGCGGAGGGGAAATCAAGTGGCGGAAGATTTGCGAGCCAATGTTCAGCTTTTTGGATCAACGACTGATGTACCCAGCTGGGCTATAGATTTTGGCAATGGTTTTTATATTGAGGTTTTAAATGACAGCACGCAAGGCGTCTACTACCGATCTTGCAGCCGAGGGGGAGCTGTTTGCAGGTATTCAGATGATTTCTGTCGTGCAAAGACTTATTTGTATCACATGATGCCTTCTATGGCTGATCCAAAGTTCCATGCTCCATCCAGTATTTGATATGGTCTTCACGTTCTTGACTCCAAAAAGGCTGCGCCCTAAACCATTCCCATACAGGTTTATCGCTCTTGGATCCGTTGCAAAACCTGCAGCAGCATAAGAGATTGTTAGTGACGCTCATACTGCCGCCTTTAGATCTAGCAAGGATGTGATCCAAGGTGTCACCGGGCTGGCCGCAGTAGGCGCAGCAATTATCCCATTCGTCTAAAATCTGCTTTCTGAATCTGTGTTTGCTTGCTTTTTTAGGTACAAGTTCAGAGCCTATGATCTCATGACCAATAAAACCGCCATTTAACGGCACAACTTCTAAGTCAAAACTTACTATTTCTTCTGTCAACTCTTCAAGTCTTGATGCAAATATTTCACTAAACTCTTCAGGTCTTGGTCCTCTTTGGCCGAGGTTAGAAACATGATTCTCGCTGTTGTCAGATAGCGTTTTTCGACTTGATAAGAATTATTACTTTCCGGCACCCTCCGGGGGCACATGTGAGGATCGCATACCCATCCATTTTTTTCATGCTTCATTAGGTCTGTGCTGAGGTACTCCCGGCACAGACTGCTTCTTCGACACTGCCTGAACTCAGCTGTCACTCACTGCCGTCATCAGGCTTCCTAATGGTAGCCAAGAGGGTAGCTTAACCTTTACTGCCCTGGACCCCTACGTCGCCGTTATAGCGACCCGTTTTCGAGTAACTTTTCAGAGGAACCTCGCTCATCCTCATAAAGATGATCTGCCCTATTTTCAAGCCAGGGTATAGCGGAAGGTCGTAATGACGCCTTACATTCACTAATTCAAGGGTAAGTTTGCTGTTGCAGAAGCCTGGATCTATCCACCCGGCAAGAAGGTTTTCGTATCCCTCCCTAGCCCTGCTTGATTTCAGCGCAAACTGAGCACAAATGTGATCAGGTATTTTTTTAAAAGTTTCGTGAGTCTCGGCCAAGACGAACTCGCCTGGGGTCAACCGATAAGGATTCTTTTCTGTCCGGCTGGAGATGTCAACATGGAGCAGGTCTTTCTGCCCTGCGACTTCAATCATCAATCCACTGCCCAGCCTTACATCAAGCGAGGCCGGGTTGATCAGATCTTTAGACCAGTCTTCGATCGCTCCGCTGGAGCACAGTGAAACAATCTCAAGATCAGAAAGCACAGTCATGAACGAAGCGATCAGTAATCCCAGCGTACTCTTGGACCGCCTTTTCTTATGCCGAGGTGGACAAATCCACGGTTTGCACCATAACCGAGACTGTATGGCCAATTTTGGTCACACCATTCTTGTACAGCATAAATGTCAGTATCTTGCACATAAAAATCCACAGCGCCAGCGCCTGGTGGATACAAGTGCTCTGACCCGCTAGCTCCGCCGACTGATCGATTGATTGCTGGTGGTCTGTAGCCAGACGTGATAACGATCGGCTTGTTCCCAAACTTGACGCGGACACGCTCTAGGAATGCCGCCAGCTCAGCGGCCATATCAACCTGATACTGGTGCTCAAAACGCCGTTCCTCTCGACCGAGCGCAAATTCACCCAGCGTGATATGCGGGGTCAGCCGGGTGCTGAATGGTGAGCCGGGCCGTATTTTCGCAATCTCGCGTGGTTTCTCTTCTGCAGGCTTACTCTTGACTGCAGCTCTATCCATGATTGAGACCAACTTGCTGGCGTATTCAGGGTCGGTGGCGTAGCCCTCGCTCACAAGCAGCTGCGCGCATTCATCGCGTGTCATGGCTCGGTTCACGCCATGATGCTGCCGATAGTCCTTATACCAGCGCGACACAAGATACTCGATGCAGGCAGCCAGCGATGGAAAATCGATGAACTTGTCGGTGATCGTGACCCATTGCCCGCCCAAAAACTCCCGCGTGGTTGCGGCTGTGCCGGATCCCTTCAATCCGAAGTAATTGTGTTTCCCCGACGTGTGTTCGCCCCATCCACTTTCAAGTGCCCATTGAGCTGCTGCGACATCGGGAAACTTTGCCCCGGCATGTCTGGCCGCAGCGAGAACTCCGTCCCAAGTGTTGTCAAATGCCTGTGGTGGATCTGGTTGCTTCCCTGATTGGCTCCATGTTGCAAACCAGACCCGATCGCGACGCATCGCGATTTCATAGCCGTTTTTGCTTAGATCCGCCTCTAACTCTTGAATTGCTGCGGCCTGATGCGGCAGCGCTTTGTAGTAACGGAAAAGCTGCTCAAGCGTGATCGGCTTAATATTCGTCATTCCGGGGTGATTTGATGTGTAGATCGTCTATTTGGGTTGGTGGCGGCATTGCTGGTGGCTGTGATTCATGCCATCGCTCAACCTCAGCGTCAACCCTTGGCTTTAGCGTTGCCTCGAATTTGCGACGTTTAATTTCTCGCCTTACGCCTTCGAGCGGTGATCTTGTCGAGAATCTCAGCAACCACCGCCCGTCAGCGGGGATCAGCGCTTTTTTTCTTTTAACGACGCGAGTGCATGGAAGATAAGCTGCACCAGGCTGTTTTCACGCAAGGGGGATAGCGCGATGACTTCAGAAGCTGCTGCTATAACGATCCATGTAACTGGTGATGCCAAGATTTCTTCGATGCTCATCGGTAATCCATCAGTTCAGACAAATTCTAATCCTTTCCGGCTTCTAGGACACTTATACGGTTCCCGTGATCATTCAGGCGTTCGTAAATTTCACGGCGATCAGCATTGGCCTGAACTTTTTCCGCCTTCATGTCCTGATGTAAGTCTTCAAGTTTTGTCGCAATAGACTCGACACCAGCGGTGAGGCGAATAACCGCTTCACGGCTTTCGCTGGTTCGCCTAGTAAACCCAGAGACACTCATCCCAGCTATACCAAGGGACGCACCTAGGATCGCAGCGTAAATTTCAATCACGAATCCTAGCCTTGTTATTTCAAGTCTAAAGGGTCTGGCCTACCAGATAAAATCGCCACTGCACGTTTGTAAAACATGCAGTCGGTTTTCTCTGCGGCCTCAAGAGCTTTTTTAATTTTTGCCCAGTTCTCTAGTTCCCTTGGCGTCATTGTGGCTGTTGGTCTCCAGCGAAAATACGGACTGCGGAGCTTGGCTGTACTAGGTAAGCGTCCCAGCCATCAGGCAAGCCTGTTGTGAATTTAGCGTTGACGTGCCAAGCGTCAAATGTTGGGCCGAGGTTATCGCTTGTATTAGTCGCAGGTTCACGGCCAATTACCTTTTCTGGATCGTCTTCATCAAAAATTAAACGATCAACAGATAGGGTTCCATTTTCCATGGTGGCTTCAAGCACCGCAGAATCGTAATTACCGTTTATTTGATCTGAGAAATTAACGTTGTAACTTGCAAGCAAAAGCTCTGAATGTTCAGTAGCAGTTGCGTTATAAACCCAACCGGTTTTGTCATCGTTTAAAGCAACATTGAAAATGATGCCTTCATCCTCTTCGCTCCAATTAATGGTGTTGCCTGTAAATGAGACTTGTACTAATGGGCCAAGCACATCCATGGTGTGCGTATGTGAGAGCAAAGCAGGCCGTGGATTGTTGTCGTCAATCCAAAGCCCAGCATCATTGCAAGCGGTGCGAAAGGTGGACTCGTCAGTGAAGCGCAGAAAGTAGGTCATTGGAGAACGTCGTTCAGGTAGATTTCCCAGTTACGGGACTTAAGGGTGGTGATTGCTGTGGCTGTAGTGCCTGGGAGGGTTGTGCCGTCATAGTCGATTGTGATCTTTTTATCGTCAGTGCCGGTGCCGCTAGGTGCGGAAACACCGGAGCCAGCAATTGAAACAAGGATGTTATCGACTGAAGTCGCTGTGAGGCTGGTGCAACCATTCCAAGTTTGATAAAAGCACTCATCAACGGGTGTCCCGGCCCATGAATCAAAGAAGCTAGCGGGAAAATCAGTGAGGCTGCTGCAGCCGCTCCAAGCAAAGGTGAAATTTGTACCTGAAGATGTATTAATCAATGGAAAGCTAGTGAGGCTGCTGCAGCTGCGCCAAGTACGGGTGAAATTTGTACCTGAAGATGTATCGACTAACGGAAAGTTAGTGAGGCCGCTGCAGATGTTCCAAGTACTGGCGAAACTTGTACCTGAAGATGTATCGATTAACGGAAAGCTAGTGAGGTTGAAGCAGTTGGTCCAAGCACCGCTGAAATTTGTACCTGAAGATGTATCGATTAACGCAAAGCTAGTGAGGCTGGTGCAGCCGCTCCAAGCACCGTTGAAATTTGTACCTAAAGATGTATTAATCAATGGAAAGCTAGTGAGGCTGTTGCAGCCGTCCCAAGCACCGTTGAAATTTGTACCTAAAGATGTATTAATCAATGGAAAGCTAGTGAGGCTGTTGCAGCCGTTCCAGGCGTTGGAGAAGTCAGTGCCTTCAGATGTATCGATTAGCGGGAAGCTGGTCAGCCCGCTGCAGCCGTTCCAGGCGCTGGAGAAGTCAGTGCCTTCAGATGTAACGATTAGCGGGAAGCTGGTCAGCCCGCTGCAGTCGTTCCAGGCGCTGGAGAAGTTTGTCACGTTTTGTGTTACGTCACCATCAGCGACTAAAGATCGCTGGCATAGAAGCCAAACTACTGCATCCATTCCATGTGCTTGTGAAGTTCGTAGCTGCGGTGAAATCAAAAGACGGGAAAGTTCCAGTAATACTGCTGCAATCGCGGAACGCATTTTCCCAGTCGGTAACAGCACTTGTATCAGGTCTGTTTGTGATGCGTGCAGAACTGCTGAAATCCATCTGGCTGCAGCCGTAAAAAGCACCGTTCATCGTGCTCGGTGATGTGAACATGTCGCCAGTGCCCCAGGCGGCGATCAACACCAAATCTCCTGCGTTACTGATGTTGTTGTATTTGATATTTTGCAGCTGCCCTTCTACGAAAACAGGGTAGATACCGGCGGCTGGGTAATCGTGCGTCAAGCCGACAGCGCCTAGTTCCGCAGCAGGCGCCATCGAGGCCGGATTCAGTGCCATCGCCCCATGTGATCACAATATCGTTGTCATTGGCGACACTCTCGGCAGGCAAAGTAAACGTCTTTTCGCCGTCAGCCTCAACGCCTTGAGTGTTAATTACCAGTGCTAATGATCCCGCTGGGCCAGTTGGGCTGTAAGTATCGGCATTAATGGCGTCGATTTCACCTCGTACCAATGCCTCTGCGACTTCAGGTGTCAGCTCACCGGACCAGGCATAAACAGTGTTGATGTAGCCGTTAAACGCCTTGGTGGGATCTACGGCATCGTGGCCAATCGATAGCTTGTTCAGGCCAGTGGGTATTGCACTGCTTAATGAAGGGGCAAAACGTGAGGAGTCACGTCCGTATTGATAGTTATTAGTGCCGTAGGTGATGATATTGCGTTCGCGGTCGGTGGTTGGCACCGGCAATGGCAGTGATGATTTGCTAGTACCGTCATAATTGGCAATTAGCGCCAGCGAATTGTAAGTAGCAGTGTTGGAAAGATATGCGAGATCAATCTTGTCGTTGCTGCTGTTCTTGAGAGAAAGCAGCGTGTCATTCTCGTTGGCGCTGATGGCGCGGGCGTCGATGTAAAGCGAACCAGTAGCAGGTAGTGGGGCTTCAGTCGAAAGAAGGTCTGCGGCGCGCGTTACGGTGCTGCCGGATGTGGGGATGTAGGAGGTTGGGAAGGAACCTAATTCAATCTGCCCAAAAGTAAAATAAACTTCAGATCCATTAGGAATACCAAGCATTACTGGACTGAAGTCAGAATACAAAAAACTTCCAGCATTGTCAGCGGGTCTGTCGTACCTTGCCCAGGTGCCACCATCTTTTAACTTCCAGTAAATACTACCCCGATAAGTCCCAGTAAAAGAACCATTTACTCTTAAACGGGCACGAGTATCCCCACTGCTATAAACAACAAATTTGACAGAACCTATTTCACCACTAGGAAGGACTTGATTAGACACCGTGGATATACTTGGTGGATTGGTTCCCAAAGGTACAAAAAGAAAAGTTTCACTGTTAGTCACTAAGTTGGTCCTCTCCTCTTCAATCAACAACCCCAAGGACTCACCAGTTACGGGGTCACGATCAAATCGTGGCTCATCAACAGCAGCAGTCTTAATCAGACCATCACTGTCTACATAGGTGCCAGTGGAATCCCGCGTAAACGTAAACCGTGGATCGATGCGCTGCGATGCACGCGGATCTAACAAAACCCGTGGGCGGTTGTCGTAAAACAGTTCCTTGATGGCCATAGCAGAAAATCAGGCGGTTGTGGTGGACTTGATGATTACGTAGTTCAGAACCACCGCTTCAGACAGTGACCCAGCGGTAAGGTTTCGCAGTGCAATCTTTACCGAACCGCTTGCGATGTCCAACGTACTGACCGAATAAGCGCCAGCCGTAGCGCCGGATTTAATGCTGACAGCAATAACATCTTGCGGACTAATCTGGCTATTAGTCAGTGTAAAGGAAACAGCAGTACCTGCAGCAAGTGCAGCCCCGTTCATTGTGATCTGGCCGCATGGTGTGTTCAATGTTGCGCCCGTAGCTTTGCTAGTTGCTTGTGTAACAGCACCACCGCCTTGAGCGTAGCCGCACCATTCATCAACAAATGCCATACGACCCAGCATCCCAGACACGGGCACCTCATCAGCATCAGTGCCAGCTTCAAAACTAAAGACCTTGCCGCTCAGTAATGCGTTGTACTCACGCCAGTAATTTAGGCTGAGGTTTGTGATTACTTTCGGCTGGTTGTTGTCCAGAATGCTTGCATCATTTACAGCCTTTGCAGCGCCTTGAACATCTTCAATGGTTGCTAGTGATACAGGCCCAAGTGAGTTTTCAGCTGTAGACAGATCAGCACTAAGAGTAAATTCTGCTTCGCCTTGGATCTTAATATCGTTAAAGAAACTTTCGCCCTGAGCACTGATGCCAGATGGAAACTCTGTAACCGGATCTTCTTCAACGCTGGCCAGTGCTGTTAGGCTTTGCTCTTGACCGGTATTTAGATCTTCGATGCCGGTGCTCTTGACGATGTAGCCCTCTTCATTGAAACCAGAGGGATAAACACGGCCCCCAAGTTTGTTGGTAAAGTAGTAGCTAAACTTATTTAACGGGGTTAATTGTTGCTGTACAGCTGGAAACGCCTTGCTGTAATTCAGCGTTCCGGCCCATTCAAAGGCGTGAGCAAATAATCTTAAAACTGATGGCCTACAAAACTCAGCTGCCCAAGCGTTTCGTGCTGTCGCTAAACCACCTGATGGAGCAGTAGGGAAGTCTGCAGTACTATTAACTTTACGAATCCGGGCATCAGTTACTCTTGGCTGTAATGCTGCATGACTTGCGGCCACGCTGAAACCTAGCGCCCTCAAAAGCGTATAAGCACCTTGATAATCATTACTTGTCTGGTACTGATTTTGAATCGACTCAGTAACGGTGCCAGCGCCTGCACTCGTAGTCCAAAGCGTTGAAAAATCAAAGCCTAGCGTCGTACTGAACTGACTATTTTCAGTATCATCATCGAGCGTAATTGTATAGCTTTGATTATCTAGCTTTTCGTCTGGGCTGAAACTGCTAGGCATGTGAACAAATGACTCCTGCCAATCCGTTGGATTAGGACCACCAGAGCTAGGCGTAGTCACATCACGCAAAGCCGTAAAATGCTTTTCTGCGTAGATAGCAGTTGTGCCCTCGCGATAAAAAGTACTGGCCGCGTAGCTTACGGCTGGATTGGTACGACGTAGCTGGATCTCCATCCCTTTGTAGGTAGAGCTGAACTGCGGGAAGTCCGTTCCAGAAATGTCCTTTTGCGCGACAGTGGTAACTGCCAACGGATCACTTGTAGGTAACGTGCCATTCACGTAAGGGTCAACATCACCGACCAGAACTGGTGCTGTTGGATCAAGCTGCAAGATGTAGTCGCGCTGTACCACGCGAGTAGATTCCTGCACTGCAAACATGCCGATACTTAACCGGCGTTCAGATGCTGTGCGGGTGTCTACCAAGCGACGAACATAGACTCGACGGCCAATTGCTCGGTTAATTACTGAGCTTACCGATATGCCTGGGCTGACATTATCTTCATCTTGAAGTGGCGAGTTAGCCTTCAAGTAAATGCGATTAGGGTCGCTAGTACTCCAGGCACTAGCATTTAATTGTGCTCGCCAGTCCGTGCCATTGGGATTTTCAACCCATACATAGCTGTCTTCGCGCAAGGTGTAACCCAGATCGCCAAGAATCTTTGGCACTGTTGTAGAGCCATCAGCCGCAACTAGGTCTTGCGCCATGTCGAAGCGAAATTGGCCATCTGCATAATTGCTGATTGTGCCAAGAAAATATTTTTGGACGTTGCCGGTTTTTTCGCTGATATTTAGTGGTACATTAAAGTAAGCAAAACGCCATTCAGAATCGATACCAAATGCTTCTGTTTTGTAACCGCTAGATAATGCGACACAACCACCAAAGGAAGAGTTGCTGTTAGTAATGCTTACTTCAGCTCCACTTTCAGTTGCATGGTGGATTCCTTGCCCAATTGCAAAAATTGAGACTTCTTGGATAAAGGCGTTATTAATAGCGCGAATATGTAAGCTACGCCGCGCTGGCTTCATCCGAACATTATTTGGATCGCTGCTGATATAAGTTTCATAATCAGGCATTTCGACCCATGTACCGCCGCTATAAAGCTCCCAGCAGCTCATGTCTTTTTGAAGTGAAACGCCAGTGAAATTAGCGGTCACCATTGACTTCAAGCCCTCAACCTTCGCTCCATCAGCGTGAATGCCGCCTAGGCCGTACTCAGAACGGATCGAGCAGTTAAAAACGTACGGTGATGCTGATTGGGTCGTGTCCCACGCTGAAGTTGGTGTACCCTCAATTGGGCCAACAATTTTATATTCAGTGTCACGGGTAACGGCTATCGCATCGCTTAAATTTGCAGGGCTACCAACGTAGGTGCGGATCTTTGTGTAAAACGCATCGAGTTCCGTCTCACTAGCGAAACCAAAAGCAGACAGCAAATGATGGCTAGTTGTCGTATTTATTTTGTCAAAAATCGAGAAGCCAAAAAAGTAGCCCGTTCCGGTAACTTTGAAGATCTCACTACGATTGCTGCGGTCTGCAAGTTCGTCAGCAGGAGTTGGGACATAAGTCGGGCGGAATGTGCATTTGCGTAAGTCAGGACCGCACAGGCTGCACCCTCGTGGCAGTAATACCCCACCGTCAGTCGGATTGAATTTGATTAGGTCTGCAGGTGTCGGCTCATACCCATCGACCAAGTAATAGGCGTGCCAGTGCCTGGATCGTTATAAATAGTGTGAACGCCTGGGGCAATAACGATTGAGACACAGTCAAGATGCGCTTTCGGGTCTGTAATTGTGTACCAGTCTTTGCTAGTAATAATCGCAGCTTCAATTACTGCGCGGTTAATAGTTTTAAATGGACGCTGAGGACTAAAGCCACAGGTAAGGCGTTGTTTATCTAGGCGTTTTAGTTTGGCTTCGATTATTTCTTCGTCTGTACTGCCACCGGGGGCTTCATAGGTGTTGTACGAACCACCGGCAAACGTATCCTCTCCAATGTATGGGTTGACATATAACGTGAACGGCGCTGTTAGCGGGTCCACCATTTCAGTGCTACCGGCTGCCACGTTGGCAGTACCAGCAACCTGACGCATTAAGTCGTTGAGGGCTGCAATCTGAACTCGGAACTCAGCCTGCGTTGCATTGATATTGTCTAAAGCGCCGGTAGCGCCTGCAAGTTCTAGCGACGACACAGGCTTAAAATCCTTCTTCTAACCAGTAAAGCTAGTCTATCAAGGTTGGAATTTTATCGCAATCTCTCCTGTTGCCACAAAGTCACTGCTGCCGGAGATGATGTCGGTGGCTTTTACGTTAAGGCGTGTGTTCGTTAGCAGAATATCGCAGTCGTAGTAAGCAGTGGAACCTACCTGGGGCAGTACTGAACTGCGGTCTTTAAACAGGTAGAACTTGGCGTTCGACTTAGCTTGCTTTTCCGTCAGCATGACTAACCTCAATAATGTCATGCTGCTTTGATCTCCATCCACATGGCGCTGATCAACCAAGAACGTAAGCGAACCAGCGCCGCGCACCAGTGATTTCGCGCTCTCGCCAAATGTTTCGCCGATGGCAGTCATGTCTAAATTGTCTGCATCAACACTGAGTGCCCATTCCTGCAGGTCGCATTGAACAAGCCAGCCTCTGGAATCAGGGTCGCTTGCAACGGCAGTCACTCCAGACGGCACCGTGATCACATCTTCTAGCTTTTGACTAGTTGATGGCAGTGTTAGCGGCTTAATGCTGGATGCAGCAGAGTTAATGGCATTGGAGTATCCGGGTGCGTCGCTATAACGTGTGATAACAAGGTTTTCAGTATTGACGCTTTTTAGCTCAACGATCTGACCAGAATCTGCGTTATAAGCTGAAATCGCATTGTTGTAAAGCTTGGCACGATCCAAGTCGTCCATATTGATGTAAACGTCAGCCTGTGTCGTTAATCCAGTAGTGGCCGCAGTGTTATAAAACGGGACCGTATTAGTTGATTGGTAGTAATCAGCACTTGGAGCAGTCACATGGACGCGAGCAGGGCCAAGATCGTAAATGCTGCCGTAGTAAATACCGTGTCCGCCTGGGTTGTCGGCGTAACCATCTCCATTGGCGTCAATCGGCAGACCGCCCTCAGCCGCAATAATGACCCGATCCCCAGTCCAATAACGGGGATCATCAATAGATAAAGTTGCAGTAGCAGTATTCAGCGCATTAGGAGCCAAAGCCCTAGGCTCCGGCCATTCACGGCTTAGTTCAAGAATGCCACCGTTGCCGAGTATTGCCATCAGAAGTTGCCAGCGGGCTTGCCAGACATCGTGAAACTGATCGGCACGGTGATCAGATCACCCACGCTTACGGATGCGCCGGTTGCGGTGATCAGGACAGAACCCGTGATCGTGCCAGCGGCGCTGTTGGTGTCGAGCGTTAGCTGTATGGTTGAAAGAGCTTCAGTCTCGGCGAGGATCTGGTTGATTATGGCGGTAGTGCCAGTGTCAGCGGAATCGTACAGCAGCGTGCCACTGCCGCTTGTCCCACGGATACCGTAGGCGTAGGTGCGATCTGTCTCGCCGATGCCAGTTGTTTCCAACGCATCGCGGTTAATGTCTAACGTGATGTTACGCACTTTTGCGATGGTTGTGTATGTGCCGGTGCCCGCTGCACTGAAGCCTAATTGCGCGGTTGCGGCTGTCCGTACTGACATGACTACACTGAGATTTAATTCATTCTAAGCTCTGCAGTCAACTCGACAGCCACATTGGAGCGACCTGGGTAAACACTCTCGACTTGTGGTGGTGATCCTTCGCTAAAAGACCACAACAATCCTGCCCCTGTCGCGCTGGCATTCAGCCAGCTTTTTAAGGCGGCATCCGCTCCAGCAAATATCTGTGTCGGCAAAGTCAGACTATCAACTGAGCCTTTTGCGCTGTTATATGCGCTGAGGATTGCTGCTGTGTTGGTGTCGCTGATGTTGCCGAATGTCAGGCTAAGTTTGGCTTGGCTCGGCCTGCTGCCCCAGAGCCTACGGGTGATCACGCCGGATTGAGAAGTTTGCGTTTTAGTGGGCCATGTTGGTGCAACAAATCTGCGTCTTGTTGGTGCAATGCTGGGAAATGTTGTCGCCATCAGTCTTGAATGCTCCAGTTACCAGCGGTGTCGAAGCCATCGGCTAGCTCAAGGATGTCTGAGCTGTTGGTTGGCATGTGCACTGCGTCAATTGTAAACGTGCCCTCTTCAGTTGGCGTTATGCGCTCAATCTGGTAGGTGCGAACCTGTGTGCTGGGAAGCTTAACTGTGAATACAACTCCCGTAGGTGTCGCTGTCTTGCCGCTGTTGCTAACAACCAGCGTGGTGTCAGCTGGTGCTGTATCAGCGTCACCGTTCCAAGCAATTACGGCATAGGAACCGTCAGCTAATGATGTTGTACTGACCAATGCACCCTCAGGAGTTACGACTCCGTTATTGAACTCGTCGTACTCAGTAGCGTCCATCCCGACTTTGATGTAATCGCCTGGTGCCATTGCCATCAAAACGCCCTCATGCGTTGTTGTGAACGAAACAGTATGAGTAGGGATGCGCCTCATCCTGATAACGAATTTTGCAGCATCAATGGCATGTTGTCGGCTGGTGCAATAGTCAGACATATCAATGGTTTCTAGAGATACCGTCTCGCTCGCTGATGATTCACGCACCAACACTTCGCGAACGGTCGGGAACATTCCTGGATTATCCAGGTTTGTGCTTGCGCGTTCTTCGCGGTAACGAACCGACACCTGGATCGGGTCGCGTTCTTCAGGATCAAAATACTGAAGCTTGAAGCTATTTTCGACGATATTGCCTGCAGTAAACAGGCCCGTGATTGCCACAGCATCGAACTGCAGAGCTGGACGCAGGAAAAACTTGCCGTCAGACTCGCCAAAAATTAACAGGTGTGTTGCTGCAACATCAGCGCACCATTGACGAATGTTAATCTTGTCAGCTATTACACCGTCAAAGAAATATTTGCGGGAGTAACACCAATTAGCTGCAGCTGTAAACTCAGGGAAATTCACCATGTCGTCAGGTAATTAAATCGCCTCTCCCATAGGTACTGTTGGTCATTAAATCCAGCACAATATCTGGAAGCAAATGCGTTGCTCCTACAGCTAAGCTTGCTTCGCAGTTGACGGCAGGTTTTACCGCCAGTCACGTAACAACTAAATTGATTGAATTGTTGCCATTCCACTGACGAATTTATGTTGACGCCTACTAATGCGAGGTTGTCGTAATTTGCTTGAGTAGAGTTTGGTACTATCTCATTAATGTAAACAATTTCATGTTCTGGCCCTGTCTCGGCAGAAGATGTAATTTCTTCATACACAAAACTTTCAGCCAATTTGCCCCAAGTGTCTATTAACGAAGTATCGCCGTTGCTGAAATCTGCATCTGTTTGTGGGTAGTTTAATTGCCCCTCAGCGGATGGTCTGCGGCCAATGCTGATCGCAAACGTGTCTGCACTTTTTGTGATTTGTACGCCTGTAAACAGCACGCTAATGCCACCTGTTTCCGAAACCAGTTGGGTAGTTCCAAATATGTAACTTGCGTCTAAAACGTATAAATTACTTGTTACATGATTGCGAACTTCGTATCCCGTAAGCGGTTCAATCTGGAACTCCCATTGCTTGACGCTAGGCATATCAAGCTGAATGTAATTAAATATTTGTTGTGACGTTGCGCCCCGAATCCCGTATGCGTTATTTAGGCGGGTAAATGCTCCAGAAGTTCCGGCAACTCGATAGCTAATGTAGAAAAAACTATACCGTTCAGTAGTTGTTGAGACAAGGTTTGAAGAATGTATGTCAGTGTATAAAACCGTGCCTTCGTTTAAAATATTTCCTTTGTAATCCAAGCACGCGCGGTTATCGCACTCGTCATAACCTTTGGAAGTGTCAAAATTAGTTAGCCCGTTAATGCGTGTGCCTAAGGTAGATCTGATGCCAAACTCAACTGTTTTACACGGCCTTGTTGTTGATACGCTTGCAATAGCACAACGCATAATATGGCCATCAGTTGTTGCGACATTACGAGGCTCAGGACCACTACCAGCAAGCAACTGGTTAAGCCATGTGTCGCCGTCTTTTTCTATTTGTGATTGACTATTTGTGGTAACGACTCCGGTACGGACTGTTTTGAATGTTGCCTCAACAGTTAGTGTCGCTCCGTCAACTTCAGACTTAAATGGTCCATTGGTTCTGTTAGTACAAATTGCCAATCCAGTACCAATTTTATACAACTCTCCTACAACAATAGAATCATCCCAGCTTTGTTGACGGCCTGCGACGACAGAGGCAATGTCCTTGCATTTCTCGACATATGCGTCTTTAATAGAAAACCAACTTACAAAAGTGAATGAGTTGCTAGTCGTCCCTGGACCCTGCCAAGTCGCAGTATTACGATCAAATTTAAACTTTGGATACACCTGAGATGTTGTAACGTCAAGCTGTGGAAACGTAACAGAAGTAAGAACAGTTGTCCCGTCAATGCTTGTTGTGCTTGTAGAAGGAGCTGTAAGCCCGATTTCTTGCTGGGTGTCGTCTTCTATAAGGATTTTGTGAAACTGAACTACTTTTATGTCATCTTCGGGATCGTCAGCGGTAAGATCATTTTTAAATCTAAGCTTAAACTTACTTGCCTTGAGTAATTCAAGCTCTGTGTCAACTGCGTCGTTGTTACTAATGCTGTCCAGACCGCTGCTATTAAAAGAAATATTCACGGCAATATATGCCTTATTTGATCCTCCTACGTTTGTGGGGTCAATTCTGGTAGTTCCCGGCCATGCAACAGTAACGCTATTGCCTACAACTACTGTAGTAATGCTTACACTCAGCCTGTTTAGAAGGCTTTGAGCTAAATTTTCAATGTTGCTGCTTTTGAAACGAGAAACAGCCTTTTTGTTGGAGCCCGATCCTGTATCAAACTGCTTTACATAACCCGCTGGAGTTTCTGCAGTAATTAGCTCTTTTTCGATTACCCATGAACCTGTATTTGTAAGATCTTCAATGTCACGACTAAAAATAGTGTCCTTGTCACTTGAAGAAAAAAGCTTATAAGTGGTTGTGCCACCGATAGCTCCCAGCCCTGAAGACGTGATCCCGCTGCGCGATCCATAAAATGCTTGAGCCTTTTTGCGGCTTGCGTATTTTGCCTCGTCTAATACGCATTTAACTTCAGTCTTTCCCTCGTCGCCTTCAGGTAGCAGCTGTGCCCGTACCTGCGGCTCAAACGTCGGGTTAGGACGCATCCCAAAATCATTGCCGCAAAAAGCGTACACACCAAATGTTGTCTGGTTAGCTGGCTTCTGAGTCGCGGAAAAATGCTGAGTTATATTATTTCCGACACGAACGCCAAACACTTCTGAACCGGCTAAGTTGCTGCTATTTCCTATGTCTTCGCTTGCACTTCGCCCGTAAACGTGATCTCCTGGTGCAATACGAGTTGTAAGACCACTTGCATATCTTGCGTATACTGCCATCCTCGAACCAATCTGGTTGGCAGTTGTATTGCCAAAGTCATAGCTAGTTAAAGTATTGCCACCAGACGCAAAATTGCTGGGCTCAATAGCGGCTATTGGTCCCTCACCGACCAGAAAGATCGCCCGTAGCATCTGCGATCCACCCAGGCTATAAATTTGCGACCAGAGCAGCTGCGTATTAACTCGAACGCCGCCATAGACAATAGATGCAATCGTTTCTTTATTTGTATAAACAAGCGGAATAATTGATCCTAAAGTGGATATCTCTTGCGTTGAATTGAAGCCATATCTTGGTGCAAAGCGTTGGTTCTGTGTTGTTGTTTGGCCGCCGCTACTTGTCGCCCTTAATTCAGGTGGTCTGCCTGGTTCGTTTTGGTCAAATGATGGCTTTGGTCTTAGCAGCGTCGAAACAACAGTTAGGCCAACGCCAATTACTAAATTGGCGATTGCAATAATTGCGCCTATTTCAAGCCCTGCAATAACAGCAGGTTCAGGAGCTTCTGCGCTGCGCTTTCGCACCTCAGCCTTAAACCAGGAATACTCCTCATCAGTTAGCCCCAGCATCGAGGCAAGATACTTATCAGATGGAAGTAAGCTGCTCATTTCACAAATCGACGATACTGAGATTCTCGCATGGCTCGTGGCGGCAACCAGCACACGCCACGCTTGTGATGGACAACTAAAACGCCGTTCTCTACTACGATACCGACACCAAGACCGCTTGCGCCATTTTCAAACATGCAGACTGCATGCTCTTCCATTTCTGGCAATACCTCCGTTGCTTCATTCCATAGCGCCTGCAATTCTTCCCATTTACCTGCAGTTGCTAATTCCATCCACTTGTAATCAAACGGCGGATGATAAACGCCAACGGAATCCAATATCGCCCAGACCATGACGACGCAATCAGCGCCCAAGCCATGCTGTGGATGCTCACCGAATGCATGAGGCAGGCCGACCCACGGCTTCCAGTCAATCATCAGCTAACCACCAATGAACCAGATGTTGGTAACGCCCCAACGATTTTGGTATTCAAAACGCGCCTTGGAACGTCAGATGCAACGGCATCCAGCGGTGACGTTAGTTTTAGCATCACTTTCTCTGTATCCATGTCGTAACTCGCGACACGCCATAGCTCAGATCGAATCAGTGCAACATCACTAAAATTCGTCACATCGAGGCTGACCGTTTTTAGATCCAACAACCATCGGCTTTGAACGGCTTCTGCAAAAATGTTTACGCTGATTTCGTTAGTGGCAGCGCCTAGCACTGCTTCGGATCGGTCGCCGCCCTTACTGCCTGCACCAGTCGAAACAGCAAAGGGCAGAAAGCTATATGTGACTCCGCTGTAAGTTCTTGTTAAATTGACTGAAAAATTTTGATAGGCGTAAACGGTTGGTGTGGACGAGTCCTGCATAAACCGTGCATAGTTGACGAAGGCAAATGCGCTCATTAGCTAAGTCCTACTTTTTTCCTTGTTTTAACACTACCTTGTAAAGCCGAGAGTGTCAGCGATCTGCCGCGTTCAGCCGCCTGAGCCATGCCCTGACGATGCTGTTCTGTCGTAACGTATTCAACGCCATTTATTACCTGTGACTCAAAGCGTACGTTAAGTGGTGCGGGGTTGTTTATTGCTTGTGCTGTTTCGCGTTCGGCTGCAACCATTGATGACTGCTCGGCATTGCGCGTAAACGGCAGACTTACTGATTGCAATTGTTGGAAGCTGTTACTGACACTTAAGTCACCCCCACGTTGGAACCTATTACCGCTAGAAAATGCCACATCTGCAGAACGAGTATCGCGCATCTGCGCTTCTAGGTCTTCGTTTGAAATGATAGTGCCTTGTTGGAAAGGAACAAAAAGCTCCATTCCACGTTCGCCCACGATGTAGGGCTCGTTTGCGCTAACTGGGCCGCCTGCGGCGCGTTGAGCGATGCCGAAGTTTGGCCCTAAAGTTCCGATCCCGCCAACTTCACCACCACCTGCTCCTAGCGATGTGCTCTCAAGGTTGAATCCACCACCACCAGGCAGCAACTTAACAGCAGTATTTAAAATCGCCTATTGTCACCATCTTCGCAATAATCTGCCCCGCCATATCCAAGAAATAACTGCCAACACTCTTGAAAGAAATCAGCCAATGCTTCTTTTGCGCTTTTGGATCCACTGATTGCATCCGTAAACGACTGAGAGAATGCACTGCCAATAGCGTTTGCTGCGCCAGTGATTTGATTGATTGGATTTACTAGATCTTCCAGTTCTTTTTTCAAACTGCGAATGTTTTGGCTCAACCCTTCCGTCAACGTTGGATCTATTGTTTGGCGGAACAGATCAGTTTGCTGTTCAGCGTTTGGATCCCCTGCGTCTATCCTTGACTGCCTGAATCTTTCAATTCTCTGCTCGTTTGTCACCAAGCCAAGCTGATCGCGTAAGTTAAACAACTCGTCTTCGGACGCTTTGGCGATTATTTCCGATGCAATAGCTTGGTCTTGCTTAAGGGCTAGTAGCTGACCATTTGCCGAAACAATAAGCTTTTCAAGACCAAGGTCTCGCTCCAATTCTGCAATTCTTTCTTGCAATTGACGTTCTGCAATATCCTCCGTTTTGTTCGCAGCATTCATAGCATCTAGGTATTTGTTTTTTAGTTCAAGCTCTTTCTCCCCGAAGTCAAGATTTATAGCGTTATTTTTTATTGTGTAAACCAGCTCTGTATTGTTATCTTTTTGTGCTCGAACTAGGGCAAGTGAATTTGCGATCTGAAATCTTTGAATGTCCGCCAGTGGGCCGGATCGAATCAGCGAGTCGTACTTGTCTTGGAGTTGAGGCAGCTGAGACTTCCTGACCTTGCCAATGCCCTTATCTTTGCCTTTGTCATCTTCATCGCCAGGAGAACCGTAGTCGGTTAAGCCTTCAAGGGGAGTCCCGTCCACTCTTCGCAAAGCCTTAGCCCTAGCGCCTTTCGGTCCGCCGTAGACTATACCTCCAGAGGTAAACTCCACCATCTCGTTTTTGTCGTCAAACTTAAAGCCTTTTGATTCAAATTTAATCCTGATCTTATAAGTTCCGTCCAGTCGATTAAGTTCGCTTCTGAGTTCTGCTATCTTGGTTTTCAAGGCGTTCGCCTGACGACCCGTGGCTTTTTGTTCACCGTTTATGCCTTTTAGCTTGGCAGTAGCTTTCGTTATCTCATCTCTATATTCTTGCATTTTTGCCTTAATTGTTTCAGTGCTGCCCTTCCCTTCATCCAGAAGCTCGTTTAGCTCTTTCTGCCCTTGGTAGTATTTCACTACGCCAACAGTCGCAGCTGTCACCCCTGCTGCAAGAAGAACCCAAGGATTAAGAAGCACGGCAGCTGACAAGCCTTTTACCGCTACTCCTGCAGCAGTGGCAGAAGCAGCAATGCCCTTGAACAATGCAATAATCCCTTTTGCTTTTATCACAGCAGCTTTTGCTGCGATTATGCCCATAGCCAATCCTGCCGCAGTAGCAGCTGCCGCCAATACGTCTAGGTTTTTCGCCACTTCTAGGAAAATTGCACCAAGTTTAGGAAGTGTCGCGACAAGCGTAGGGGTAATGTTTTCAACAAAATCAGTAAACGCCTCTTGAAACTCAGCGCCAATCGGCTGAAGTGCTTTGCCTATTTCAATCCGCATCTTGTTATACGCAACCGTCAACCTTGCTCCAGCTGACTCGGAAGACCCGGCAATCTTTTCCGCCAATTCACCGTATTCACCACCCAGTTGAACCAAGAACTTCATCAGGTCATTCAGCCCCACCTCGCCTTTTTGCAAGGCTTTTGTCAGCTCTGGGCCGGTCCTACCTGACGCTTCAGCAATTTTGTTAAATGTGCCAGGCAGTCTTTCTGCAATTTGATTGATCTCTTCTGCGCTGACTTTGCCCTTCGAGAAAATCTGAACGAGCGCAGTTACGGCTCCTTCAACCTGCTCTGCACCGCCACCCGTAGCAATAATTGCAGAGTTGATGTTCTTGAACGCAAGCTCTGCATCAGCAATGCCACCACCAGCACCTTTTACTGCTGCTGTAAGTCGAGTGATGCCTCTGATAGCAACTTCTTGTGGAATATTTAATTCTTTTGTGACATCAGCAGCGGCTTGCAGTGCTCGGTTGTAATTACTTGCGTCACCTGCAATACCATTCAACGCAATTTTGAGTTTCTCAATGCTCGCCGCATACTCAGCAAACCCACCAAGCTGCTGCCTGAGCTGTCCTACCTGAGCGCCAAGTGCAGCACCAGCAAAAGAACCCGCCAACACCACCAACTGCGCCACCAATTGCGCCACCCAGGAACCCTTCAGGTCCACCGAAAATACCACCGGAGATCGTTGCACCAGCGACCTGGGCGGCCTTGCCGGGTGAAAACCTGCGGCGAGTGCGACTGCGTTTTTGAAGCTCCTTTTCAATCAATCCTGTTTGATCGGCAATAGCTCTGTTGACTTTCTTGAAATCAGCATCAAGGGGTGAAAGCGTTTCGCCAAGCATCCCAAGACTCGCCCCCAGCTCACGAACGTCTGCTGTACTTCTATCGCTAAGTCGGCCAAATTTACGAAGGGTTGTATTTAATTCCTTGAAACTGTCACCTGCACTTGCGGTAGCGTTTTTCGCAGGGCCGCCGCCACGGCCTCCTGCTCCGCTGGAAAGAGAACGCGGCTGTCCGCTCCCCCGCAAAGCATCTTCTTCAAATACACGCCTGGACCTTTCATCAGACCTGCTATAAGCAGCGGAGGCTCGCGCTTGCTGCGCGGGTGTCAAGCCAGCCGCCGGAGGCAGCAAGCCTGCCACTTTCGACGGGGGAAGCGCAGGAATATCGCTTCTTAAGCGGCGTGTTTCTGTAGAAACTGAATTTATGAATGTTTTGTAATCACCGGCTATTCCGACCCATGGATTTGGCGCACGAAGCTCTTTCATGTACCCAGCAACGCTGGATGCAATTTCGCGTTCAAGATCTCCAGGTCCAATTTGTCGCTGGGTCTCCATGAACCCACTGACCTGTAATGCCGTAGACCTTTTGTTTGCTAAGTCTGCCAGGGTTGTCGTGATTCGAGAAGTAGGAAGCCTCTGCAAGAGGTTGTAGTAAATTTCTGCGTCAGTAGTCAGCGCAGCTATGCTTGCCCTAAACCGATCAAACATTCGATCAATTTCTGAGTCAAGATTTACAGGAGATTTCCCCAGCGGTCGGTAGCTTCGATCAGCAGGCCGAGACTTGGTGCCATAACCCGTAAATGTTGCTATTGGTTGATTTACAGTCCCAATCAAGCGACGCGGTTGGCGAGACTTGTTGATAACAGGATCTGCAATTGATTCAATCTCTCGCTGAATCTCTTTTTTCCCAGACTTGAGAGCAGACAAAAGGCCGCGAATAATGCCCAGCCCTAGAGGGATGCCAATTTTTTGTTCAGTACGCTTAGATGGACTCTTGATGCCAAAAGCAGCTTTATAAGCATTGATCAGTTTTTCCGCAAAGCTTTTGGCACCTTTGCTTATTTCGCTTGAACTCGAAGCGCCTTTTGAAACGCCTTCGGCAATGCTGTCGCCAATGTCGGTGCTCTTGCCCTTAAGGTCAACGGCCTGACCGCCTTTGCTAAACCCCGTAGCAATGTCATTAAAAACATCGGTAGCGGACTTGCCCATCATCTGCTGCTGACGCCTGATGTCAGCGGTAGAAAGCCCAATGATTCCCTGATACAGAGACGAGATGTCGTCTCTACCGCCAAGACCTAACGCAGATTCAGCTGACTTTCGCGCTTGCAGCAAAATGTCGCGCCGTTTCAGCTCTTGCTGAAAAGCGTTTTCTTCTCTTTTAACTTGCTCATTAAAAGACTCTTGCTGGGCTGCATCCTCTTCTGCAACCTGCGACATTAAATCGTCATGACGTTTTTGCTGCTGTTGCTGAATTTTTCCCAATCCTTGCCGATAGGAATCAATTACTGAATCAAAAACAGTTTCTAGGTTTTTTTGTTCAGCAGCTAGTTTTTGAGTTTCTTCTTTCGTTTTGTATGTCTGATCAAACAAACGCTTAGACTGCCTAGTACCAGAACCAGGCGAAATCATTGCTCCCTTAGAGTCGGGATCTCTATAGGCTTGCGGAAAGCCCTCCCTAGAGCGCATTTGTCCTACAAGCGGTTCTCCACGGCGAGTGCTTGTCGCATAGTCCTCAGGACGGCGCGTAGCGGTCCCAGCCCCTAAACTGGACAATCCAGCGACATATTCGCCTACGCCTGCAAACTTGGCGGCTCTACGCTCGGCTCCTTCTTGCGCTCTGTTCAGCCTTTCAAACGCTTGCGCACTTTCACCTGTCTCTTTAGAAAGCTCTTTCTGAATACCAATAATTTCATTGGAAACACGGGTGTAGTCAGAGCTTGATCTGACAGTATTGTTAAGCTCAATTTTTAGCTCTGCTAGCTTTTGGTTAAGTCCTGCTGTAGTGTTTGGAAGTTTACCAAAATCTTGATCAAGAGCTTTTAGTCTTACTCCAAAGGACGCAATGCTTTTGTCTGTGTTGCTAAAAGCCTCCGCTAGCTTAATAGTCTCACTACGACTAGACGCAACAAACTCAAGGTATCCAGTCTGAGCGACCTTAAGAAGCTGCCCTTGAAGCTTCTCTTCCAGACGAATCCTTTTCTCTGTATTTGCTGCTGTAGACCTCTCTTTACTTGACAGTAAATCAATAGATTGAATTTCTTTTTCTGTTACGGCAATCCTTTCTCTGTAAGCCTTGGCTTGCAAGCCAATAAGGGTTGAACTTTTGCGTAACGTGCCATTGAGCAAGTTAGATATTTCTTTTTGCTTTTTAGCCTTGGCTTCTGCTAGTTCTAGCGCTTCCCCCATGTCCACAATGTTGCCCTTCAGCCGAGCAAATGCGTCAGAGCCTGTCCTGGCTTCTTTTGAAAGAAGCTTTAGCTTTTCAGTGGCGTCTTTTATTTGAGAGACAGAGGATTTAGCACTTGTGCCAATCTCCGCAAGTCGCTTCGCCTGAGCCTGTGATTTCGCACCAAGCCCGTCCAGTGAAGCCTTGAGATCGACAATACCTTTCCCAAGCTCACGGTAAACCTTGCCGCCCATAGCGGCCTTGTTCGCGCAAGCCTTCAAACGCCTTGATCTGACCTTTTATTGTTGCTTCGCTATTACCGGCCTCTGCAGCAAACTTTCGTACATCATCAGTTGCCTTCTGAAGGTCTCCGGCTGAAAGCTTGTTGAGCTGCTTTGATAGATCGCGAAACGAGCTGTTTAATTTTTGCAGCTTTTCGCTGCCACTTACTTTAAGTACAATATCAACAGGCGAAACAGTCTTACTTGCCATCTTTCTTGTTCAGCTCAGAGAGTGCAGCAGCTTCCATTACTTGAAGGCTCTCCAGCATCTCACGGGGATTTCTTACATCATAAAGGGACATCAGCCCTGACGCACCTAGCAAAACCTCATACTTCAATCCAACGTAACCTCCCATCGGTGACGGTCCATTGCGTTTGCATCCGCAAGAACATCATCAACGCATCCCAGTTTTCTTCCCATACCTCAAAGTGCTCCTCTTTCAGGAGCGGCCTGACGCTGCGGCTTCAATCCAAATGCCGCAGCGTCATCTGCACTCTTGTCCTCTACTCTTTTGCCGCCATTCGCCCAATACTTGACGGCATCTTTTAGTTTCCCAGTTTCGCGCCTTCAAACGTTTCGGTGTAAGCCTTCAGGACACCACGAATCCAATATGGGTCATCAGCAAATTCTTTCATTGCTGCTTGGGAGAACGGCAACGGCTTGCCGTCTTCATCCTCGATTCCTTCCCATCCAGTCATCACTGCTTTAAGCAAGTCAAGATCGCCTTTATCCGCAAGCTTTTGGAACTCAGACCGTGGAACTCTTTTGAATACTGCGTCAAAACTAGAGTCATCAAAGACCCCACCGTCAGCAGGTTCTTCCACGGTTACAGGCCATTTAAAAGTTTTGACCTTTTTGCGAACGAAAGCCATTGAGCAAATTTAACTGCAATTAGCTTACAGCAATAAAAAAGGCCGTGCTCTCCAACACGGCCTCAGGAGCCCATCTCGTCAGATCAAGTGTACACCAAGCTGAACTCATCATTCCCTGCTGTTGAGGGAATCGCGGTGTATGGGATGTTCAGCATCGCAATGCCGTCTTGGTCGGCATAGCTCACATCACCAATGTCGATTTGACTGCTCGAAAAATCAACAATGTTCCCAGCAGTGGTGCCATGCTGGAACGTCAAGTCGCCAAGCGTGTTGTCAGTCAAAGCAGCAGTGAAGTAGTCCTTCGTGGCAATCGAGATCATCTCAAGGCTCACGCTACCGCTTGCACTGCGATCAGTGATCAGCACTTCCTTCGTGCAACCAATCAACTCTCGGTAAACAACAGAATTGCCGATGTCTAGACTGATTGACTGCAAGCAGCCAGAGTAAGACAGTAAGGAGAATGTGTCTGTGTTGCCGTTCTTAAAGATCAGCGGTGTTGCCTGGTTTGCGTAAGTAACGCTAGGCAGTGCCGAATCGTCAGGAGCGTTATAGATCCCAGTGAAAGTAAAATCAATCGAAGGGATTTCTCCAACAGATCCATTCAAAGTGAATGTTCCTCTAGCACCGGTCACTTTGTGACGAACGCCATCAATGTTGTAGTGAATGGTGACTGAGCTGAAATTTGAACTTACTGGTGCGTAAGTCACGCTAGTACCAGCAGCCACCGTTTCACTAAGGCCGCAAGCTTGAAGCGCCTTGCCGTACTGCGGAGCAGTGCCAGCAGTACCAGATCCTGCTAGCTCAACGCTGAACGTGCATTCAACGCGAGTGTTGGCAAGAAGCTGCTCTGATGCTCCAAGATAAGGACGAATCAGATCACGATTAACAACATCACTCTGCTGTGGGGTGATGTTCAGATCTCTCACCAAAACCGCGTCGGTTCCTGTTGGAGTCGGATCGACTCCGTAGCTCGACTCTGTTTCGATCAGAATCAGTCGTTTCCGTAGAAGAAGTGGTGCCATTTTCTTGTTGGGGGTCGGCGGGAAGTGTTCGCTGAATCAGAGTGCGTTTTCCGGTTTCTGGATCGAGAAGATACGACCCACCTTGACCGCTGTACTCGTCTTTCATCGTAATCCTTGCAACTGCTTAAACCTTAGTAGACAGTAAGGTCTGCTAATGCTGTTCTGTATTTAACGTCGTACTCATTAGAAAAGACCCCAGCAGGTTGGTCTGCATCAAGAAACTCAAAGCTTGTTAGCACGGGCTGCACATCAATTGCATATCCTCCAACAGTCAAGTCAGCCATTATTTTTGAGTGCATCGATTCAATCACTGAATCCGCATCCGTGTAAGGAGTTGTTGACCTTGTGATTACGACTATTCTTACCCGCATTGTCCAGTCAAGTTTTGGTAATGATGTTTGCTGCTGTGCGACATCATTTACGGGCTCGATCACGATCATTGGCGTCTCAGGCCCTGGCAGCTGCCGGTCACTCGCTGACCGATACACCCTCCCATTAACTCCAGCCGTGCTGGCTAACGGTTGTGGCGATCTGTGCCAAGATTTGCTCGCGTCTAGTAGTCATCAGTCACACATCACAGAGCCGTAGAAAGATTCGCTATTGGATACATTACTCGCAGTGCATCTGACATAAAGTACAGGAGAGTTGGAGTAAAAATGAGCGTCGATACCGCTACCAGAATGAGAATGAGACTCAAGAGGAAACCAATCAGTCCCATTTAAAGACCCCTCGTCAATAACAGTTACATTTGCACCAACAATCTTATGAACAAATACAAAGTTAATGCCAGCGATCTTCACCGCAGGCGTTGAGCCATCAGCCGTGAGAGGATCCCAGAAATGAATGTTCTTAGAGTTGTCAGCGAAATAACCAATTTCAATGGTCATGAGTCCTTCATCAGCATCAACTCGACGAACTTGCCGTCGTCGAACAAGACTTGCACGTCCTGACAGTGTAGTTCACTCCATCAACTGACACTGCATCGCTATGCAACAAGCCACCAAACTTTGACGATTCACACGTCAGCTTGTAATCAGTTGTGAGCACCACTCCGTCAGCAATGATCTCGCTTGGCATGTCCAGTATCCCTAGCCCAGTAGTGGAGCCAGCAACAACAGGAACAGCAAAATCAGCACTACTCAAAAAAACGCTTAAGTCTTCTGTAAATGCCATGAGAAAAGCCCGGACGAACCGGGCACATACAGCTATCAGGCGTACTTCAGAGCACCAAAAGCATTGACGCTATAGGTGTGGGTTGAAGTAGATACTGTTGAAACAGCCTTGATGAAACGCTTTGCGCTTCCTTTGTCAAAAACTAACGTCTGCTTACTTGCGCTCGTGCTCACTTGAGTAAACGCAGCATCGGTAACGTCAGAGTAAGTTCCACCAGACGTGTCAGCCGATTGAATCTTGACATCCAAAGTTGAAGTTCCGCCATTCTCGACATCGAGAATTACGCAAATGTCGCCTTCGTAGTCATTCAGGTCAACAGCTGTTCCGTCAAGAGCAGAAGTTCGTGAAGCTGTTGGTGCTAACGCAAAATGCGAAAGCTTTTCTAAGCCAACAGAAAGGATGGTCATTGGTCTTCTCCAAGGGTTTGCTTTTTACTGGCACGCCGTGCAGGAGGCTTAGGCGGACAGGACGGTGCCTTCGGAGGGCACGATGGAGCGGCCTCAGCAAGCGGCTTAAGATCTGCGGCCACTTTGGCCTTATCACTGTTAATCAGCAGTGTGGCAATGCCTTGTTCGACTTCAACAAAAGAGCCTGCTTTCACAGGCTCCCCGTTGATCATCACATTGCGTGTGATTTCAACTCTCATGAGCTTCAGCTAGCGAAGCAGAAGGCAGAAGGCTGCTTGACAGCAAAGTCAACATCCTGAAGAGCGATGACGCGAACGGTGCCAGCAGTAGCGCCAGCGTAAGGATCAACAGTGAGATCCAAGCCAGACCACATGCCCATGATGAACATGGAGAAGTCACCGAACAGTGCGTCGTTAGAAGCAAGCTGGTTGGAAACGATCACGGGATAACCGTTGATCTCGTTATCAGCGAAGACGAACTCGCCGCTTCCAGCGTCCTTCTTGGTGCCTTTCAGGCCGCCACGAGTGGTGGCGTTGACGATGTAACGAAGAGCGCCAGCATCAGCGTTGGCTGCAGCAACGTCGGTCTCCATCGCGATGTACTCAGTGAAGGTGCCGGTGCCCGTAAGGGTCTCGGAGCCAATACCGCTCACGTTGGTCAAGCCTTGAGGCTGGTTGGAAGAGCCGGTGCCGTAGATGGCAGCGCGGTCGATTTCCAGTGCGATCACACGGGCAAGGTCGTTGCGAACCATGCCTTCAACGTCGATGCTGCTTTGAAGCAGAAGACGCCTTGAATAATCAACAAATGCACCCACGGTCTTGGGTGTCATATTGACCTGATCGATGGCCTGCTGAGACTCGCTAGGAGAAGCGTTCTCGCCAACCCAGTAAGCAGTCGCAGCAGAAGTCAGACGCGGGAATTGACACATTGCCCTGCAGCCCGGTCAGCATCGTTGCGCCAGCCTGAGCGATTGACAAGCGGTTACGAAGCAGGTCGATGAAGCTTCCAGCCAGAAGCACGTCGTCAACCAAGTCGCCACCAGCTGTAGGTGTACCTACAACCAAGTCGCGACGGAGGACTTCGTTAGGAATAACGATGCCGTTTGAAGAACGCTCGTACTGCTTGGCAGCAGCCTCGCCAACTTCGATTTCAAATGCTGCATCGCGACGAGCCTGAGCATCACCCTGGTTAGAGAGATAGTTCAGAGCTTTGACGAAGCTGAAGCTACGGGTCTCCTTATCAGAGAGGCCGATGTCGTTGGCGGTGATGCTGTGTTCCACGGGTTGAGTTCCGATTTTTTCGAGGACAGCAGCGCGAGCCTCATCGACAGACTGGCCGCCGGAGATCAATTCGCGTGCAAGATCGGAGAGGTTATGACGCTCGCCGAGTTTGTTGATGGATGCAATCCGGTTACGTTCGGCCTCTACGGCCTCAGACCGGATCACCTCCACATCAGTTGTGGTGCTTTCCATGACTTCAGTCACTGTGTTTACGGGAGATGCGGTCGAAGCCGCAGTGTCAGGGTCGGCGTCCTGTAAAGAACGCTCAACCTCAACATTTAGGTCAGAGTCGTCGATCTCAAGAGAACGCCCAACTCCGACAGTGGGGTCAGCTGGGATAACAGCTAACGAAACCTCGTAAGGCGACCAATTGGTAGCTACGAGGCCATCTTCACGCTCCTCCATTTTATCAATGGAGTAGCCGAAAGAAACGCCGCGAAGGATTCCATCGCGAACGTCTTGGAGCACTTCTTGCGCAAATTTATTGCGCGAAAAGCGCACCTTGGCGTAACCGCGTTTCTTCTCACCATCAACCCAAGCACGTTCGACAACGCCGATCATGCGATCTGGATCATGGTTATAAAGAAGCGGTGCGCCATCATTGAGTCGCGAAAGATTCGCAGACTCCATGCCATGGCTCAAGATCTCGTTTCCAAAGTAACGAGCCACGGGATATTCAGAGCTGAATGGAAATTCCATGCTCCTTTCGTCAACCATGTTGAAACTTGTCGCTTCAACACGCTTGAATTTTGTACCTTCAAGATCGCGAGACAATTCTTTTTTAGAACTCTCTTCTGCAACAACATCAGGCACCTCCGAAGTAAGTTCCATTGCGCGTAAGGCTTCGATCTTTGTCAGTGTACTGAATCTATGTCCTACATAAACATCAGTTTGTTCCCAGCCATCATCGCCTTCGCGATAAATTTGAATTAAAGCTGCAGGGTCATCTTCTTCGCCATTGATGACAACCTCGCTATCAGGAACGTCGATCTGACCATCGCGAACAATTCTTGTGATCTTGCCTTGTGCGCTGCCGCCAGACGAACTCCAGCGAACAAAATCACCAACCTTCAGGCCGTCAGGTTCGGCCCTGGTCTCTTCATCGATTGAGCGGTCCATGGATTCAACAGTGCGATCAGAAAAAGCCTTGCCAGCGTCACCACCCCAGGCAGCCCAGGCAACACGGCCTGGAGAAGGATAACCTTCCTCTCCAGGGCTGAACCCCTCAGCCTTTTTGTCTACTTCGTGGCGAGCAAACCAAGCACTCATCTCGACGATTGTGTCATCACTGAGTTCGTTGCCGCTGAGAATTTGAGTGGCGCGACGAGCGGCTACTTCAGTACCACCATCGCGGCCATCCTCTTTCCAATCTCTATAACGTTGCGCTTCTTCGCGCATACCTTCAGTTGGCATTGCAGGCATCACTCAACCTCCTCTGGGAGTTCATCAATAATGTCACGATCAAGCTCAACGTTAAGCTCTTCGGCTGCTTGCTGTTCACGAGAGAACTCAGTGAGGTTGTCAAAGAAGTCTCCGCCAAGCTTCGCGACGATCTGAGCCTTGGTCATGTAACCAGCCTGCTCCATCTGGCGATAAGCTTTTGCTTCCTTCAATGGATCAACCCAATCCCATCCGCGAGCCATCCATCGCGGAGTGTCATAACGCTCAGGACGTGAATCGTAATCATCGAACGGAAGCTCACCAGCCAATACAGCTAAGTCAAGCCACTCGCGGAATACCCGATTATGAAAGTTTTCGATCAAATAAGACTGAATAACCTTCCAGTGCTCACGATCTTCAAGCAAACTCAACCGGCTGCTGCTGTAATTCGTCTCGCTGAAATCACGCGATAACGTCTCGTAAGAACAACCAAAACCTGACGCAAAACGCCGAACCTTATTCTTCACAAACATCTCGTACTGCTGATCAGGCGAGCTGATGTTTGGAACGCTCAACATTCTGACCAGGCTCCAGATACTTCCACATCCCAGGCTCAAACTCGCTAATTCTGCGATCAGCTTCGACATCATCGCCCTCAAGCTCACCCTCTGGGCTTGTGACAAATCCCATTACAGAAGCACCAGCACGGGCGCGAATCACAGCGGCTTCTTCGTAACCCTGCAACTGATGAGCATCAGCCATCACTGAATGGAACCAGGGCACTCCGCGATGCTGTTGCGGACGCTCTGGAAGAAACAAGTGAATTACGTCTTCCGCAGGCAGGAAAACATGCTTGTCACCTTTCTGAGGTGCATTCTGGAACCAATAGTCGCCAGGATGACGAGTTAAGAACGCATAACGAACAGGGCGACCCCATTCGTTGATCTCAACGCCCATCCTCCACTCATTGAGCTTCGCGAGCGTTGGTCCCTGATACTCCTCATCAAGCACATCAGACTCGATCATCTCAAGGGCCAATGGCACCCTGCTGCCCCCAAACGGACGCCGGATGATGCGAAACAACGCTTCGCCTGATTCAGGTAAAGCACCAGTCGCCAGCCATTCCATCATGTGGAAGCTATGTCGCCCCGCAACATCGCAATACTGCGCACGGGTCCATAAATGCCACTTCTCTTCAATGAGGCGATTAATCGCTTCACTGGGTTTCCGGCCACGAACCTGCTGAACCTGGGACTGGAGCTTGATACCACTGCCAACGACATTGACTTGAGTGGTGCGCTTCGCCTGCTTTGCATACGGATTATTCCGCACCATCTCACGCGAACGGTCGCGCAGCTTGCTCAGGCTGTTCCGAATCTCGGCATCAGCACTGGCCCTAGTGCTCATCCAGTCGCTAGTAAGACGCGAAACAATCGCACCCGCATAGCTACGGCGACGGCGACGAGGCTGATCCCGTGGCACTCGCTGGAGCCCCAGCGTTCTTAGAAATCGTGTACGAAGTCCCATCAGCTTCCGTTAAATCGAACGTAGAGATTATGTGGATCGCCAAGGCCCTGAGGCAATCAGTTTGGCTTTATTCTCCTTTAGCCACGATAGACTTTAATCTTGACTCAAGTTCGATTAATTCCTGAGAGATCGTATCGCTTTAAATTACGACTTCCCGATTTTATACTCAGAGACAGCGCCGCCAGAAACGATGGACCTGATGGCTGCTTTTACTGCATCCAAGTCCTGTTGAGCCTGCGTCCTGCCGTCAAACGCTCCAGGTGTGCCCGTATACGCCAAAGAAGGGCGAATCTCAATCTGGCCTCGGCTGTATTCCTGAACAGTGCTATCACCGGTCTTCGTGAGAACAGCTTGAAAAAACCAGCTAGGACTGGGGTCTGCTGAACCAGTCGCGGCAGCAGTCAGCGTAGTCTTCCAGCCGCTGTTGTAAGCAACCGCCGTTGCCGTTAAGCCCTGCGAATTGGTGTTAAGGCGAAAGTAATAGACCAGAGAGTGAGTGGAGCTGGTTACAGCATCGCCAAACACGTCAACAGTCTCGGCATCAACCCATACCGCATCCACGCCGCTTGTTATGGATGGAGGGATTGCCATCTACATAAGTCACTTGATATTGAGCAGTCTAACTCTTACCACTGATTAACGAAACTTTTCTGAGTTCGCTTAGCCGAAACTGCACGCTTGGACTCTTTCTGTTCTTCAGGGGTTCTTTCCATCTGATCCCATAACGTCCTGCGGTCTTTGATTTGATACACACGATTTAATGCCGCGTAAGCGTAGACAAGCTCGTCCAACGCCTCGTTTCTTGCACTGCTGCTTTTGACCCAAACCCTCACAGGGAACCCATTCTTGTACTTAAGGATCTGCTTTTCTGCCGTCAATTCTTCAAAATAATCTTTCTCGACTGTTGGATAAAAATGCAAATACCCTGGGCCGACATCGTTGTGCTTCAGCCTGCCGAACAGAAGTGACTTGATCGTGTCCGATCCAACAGGGAAAACCTGAGCTCCCTTTCTTGAGCGTTTTGCCCTGCGCGTTCAGGTCAACCTTGCTTGCCTTGCCAATTGGCGGCTTGTTCTTGGTTGACATGCCCTTGATCGCAACGACGCCCAAGCTCTGACGTTCCCTTGCGTACTGATACACCTCGCTGGTGTGGTGGCCGCCGCTATCAATGGCTACCACTATTGGCTTCAACTCACGACCATCCTCAGACTTGTAAGGCGTCTGCACAATCTCGTCCAACTGCTTCCACACGTCTTTCCGCGACGGGTCGCCGTAAATTTTCACCCTGTCGATCAACCAGCCCTTGCTCCTCGCGGCCCCATCCCCAAACACTGAGCGACAAGCGGTCGTCCTGCGTATCACAGCCAACAGTGAGCAACAATGCCTCTGCAGGCACCACGCCCTGCTTGTACCTTTTCATCAGCTGAACGTTCGCTGAGACCGTCGGCATTAACCTTCGACGCATACTCGTCTTCCCACGTCTCGCCCAGAACAGTGTTCACGAATGTCTTCAGCTGCTCTGCGTCGTTTTTCGCATCAAGAAACTCCTCGACCAGAGTTGACCAGCTTGCGTTTGGGCTGTAGCTGTACGCCGCCCAAATGTGGAACGAAACATGCTTACCATTACCAGGCGCGGTGGGCCGCCACTCACCGCGTTCAACCATCCAACGCTTCTTCGCTGCCGGGATCCATACGCCACAGCTTTCGCAGCAGTAACTAGCCGTGTCAGGGTCGTTGTCGTGCCACTTCATATTTGCCCATTTCAAATACTGCATATGACCGCAATCAGGGCACGGCACGAAATAACGCCTCTGATCACCCTGCAGAAACATTCGCTCGACACGGCTGAAGTCCTTAACCGTTGGAGTGGACCCCGCCACGATTTTTCTGTTCCAGTAATACTCAGTACGCCTAATGCCAAGCTTGATCTGGTCGCCCTTCAGTACCAGCTGAGGGTGGGTAGCCGTCAACCTCATCAAATAGCACCACTCGCCTACTGACCCGCCTGAAGCCACGCGGACTGTTAGCGCCCACCAGACTCAGGCTCCCGCCAGGAAACTGCTTCTGCAGGATCGTGTTGGCTCCGTCTTTTGACTTGGCCTCGCTCACTACACCCTTGAGGCAAGGCGTGTCACGCAACATTGGCGCGATCTCTTCCTTTGAATAGCCCTGTGCATCCTCAATGGTGGGCTGCACAATCATGATCGGGCACGGATCCTGATGAATATGAAAGGCCGCGACGTGATTAAGAATTTTGCTGTACCCGACACGGGCACTTTTCATCACGCTGATCTGCTCGATCTTGGGATTCGTGATCGCATCCATTATCCCCTTCTGGTAAGGCAGCGTGTGCCATCTTCCGCCTTCTGCGCTCGATTCTGCGCTTAAGTAGGCATAAGAGTCCGCCCACTCGCTTAAAGTCATCTTCTTTGGCGGTTTAAACGCTAAAGCGGCTGACTTTCTTAGTTTCTCTACGTTATTCGCTGTCACCAGCTAAATCTTCTAAGGCTTCGCGCACAATATCATCTAAAACACCAATAGCGTCTGTATCTAAGTCTGGTATTCGTTGTTTCGCCTTGGTTGGTATCCCTAATAGCTTCGTTCTTGCGCGAGTGATAATTTCTGACCACTCAAGCGCAATGTCTTCTGCTTTGACCAAGAGTCCCTCTTTTTGCTGTCGATCAAGTTCGAGCAGCTCTGCTTTTAAATGCTCCGTTCGAGCGCGAGATTCGTCATAGTCAGGGATCGACTCCTGGGTCTTGCTGATCCTTGGCTGCTCCGATCCTGAAGCCATCCTCTCCTCGCGACTGCGCAAAGGCTTCTTCTCCTTGCCTGGGCCAGCGGCTTTAGGGCCGATACCGATTCTCGTCTGCGTGTTTTTGGCCCATTCCTCTCGCATTGTTTCGCTATCCACAACAGGCTTGCCATATGCGTCTTTCTTGACCGATAATCTTCCGCTTTTTACTGCTGCGTAGACAGCTTCAGGCGATACGCCCAATGCGCGTGCGGCTTCGGACCTGCTAATGAGAGCCATGATTCAAATACGATAATACGAAGATAGCGCGATAAGAATAAAAATGATAAAATATCCGATTTCGCTATTTCGGTTACTGGGCGAGGTGTGTCTTGCATTATCGAAACAACTTTGCAGCGTATTGCCTACTTTTATGGTGCGATCCGAATACCTT